AGGGCTTCCAACAACTCTTACCGAAACACCTAAAAATCATAACTAATTGATTTTCAGCACCAAAGTCTCACTCTCTCCGTCGGTGGGATAAAACTTTTTTCTGCTATAAAAATCGTTTATGATTGATTTTCAGTTAATTATGATTCTAATTAAATAAAATTTAACGAAAATCCCTACGATTCTGAAAATCCTAAATTTATAAGTGCTTGATTTTCAATACAAAAGTCTCACTTCTCCACCGAGCGGATACAACTTGATACGGACATCAAAAATCGTAAGTATTTGGTTTTCAGGCATATCGTATTTTTGGCAATATTTTTCTACATAAAAAGCCCCACGATTTTAAAAACCTCAAAAACTTAAATACTTGATTATCAACATCAAAGTATCACTTGCTCCGACGGTGGGATACCCTGTATATATGAACGCTACTCTTTTGTGTGTAGGGTAGTGAGATTTACTGCTGTGCGTGTGCTGGTGGGCAGTCTTTGGTAATATTTTCGGATAGCGGCGGCGGGAATGTTGAGTGTGGAAACTGCCCTACGCTCCTAAAAGCCCTACGATACAGGACAAATCTTCCCACGAACCTGAAAGTACTACTCACTATATAGGACAAAGCCCTATGATATTAAAATACCTTACTATATAATGATGGTTTATGTATCTATACCTTATATACTATATAGGTGTGAGTTCGCTGTGCGGTGTAGGGCAGTTTGTTTTCTCTTTCCCGCCTGTGCTGTGTTTAATGAACATCTACTCTTTGCCCCCACGCCTCTATGTAGCGTAGGGCTAAATTATGTAATTCGCAATTATGTTTATATTCCTTTGCGAATAATGTAAAGCACTTCCGAGAGTGGTTTGCATTTTTCACAATGATTTTACTTTTCTATTGCGAATATGTTATTTCCCGCCCCACGATTTTAATCATTCCCCCACGATACTAATCATGTATAGGCGTAGGGCGGGTAAAGACTGCCTATATTAAAGTGGTATCAATACATTTGCCTGAATCAAATACCAGCTTTAATACTCCTCCTACATCGTTATAGATGCGTAAGATTATAGAGCAGTCCAATTTTCTGGATAGGTTTTCTAACTCTTGATGGTATCCTATCCAGTTACTCTCTAATGTTATTTCTATGGGCTTACCTTGCTCCAAAGCGGTTTTCTCCTCCTCCGTTACACACCTTTGGGCATGTAGGGATAAAGCGTTTTCGCCCTGAAACAACTCTTTCATAAGCGTAGGGATATTTTCATCTAATAGCCCTACGAACCTGAATTTAAATGTATTTTCCATTTTCGTAATAATTTTAATATATCATTGCGAATTATGTAATACACCTCCGAAGATGGTTTGCATTATCCGCAATGATTTTTGTTATTTATTATGAATTTTCAATTTAGGTGGAAAAGTCTGGCGGTAGTGATATATAATCACATTAAGCCCAGCCAAACCACAAAAGCCAATACCTATAAACTGCATAGGTAGGTTTCCTCCTTTCGCTATGCAATAAAGCCCTATATTCACAAGGAATAAGGACGCCAAAATATTATATCTAAACAACATATCTATAAATTTTAATTGTTAATATTTTAAGGCAGTTTCTTTCTACTCCGCCCCACGATTATACCCCTGCTATACTGGATAGCTCTACATAGATGTTACCTCCATTTTTGGAAGCCCATCTATTCTCAACTGGTAAGCACCAACTCTTCCTTTGGTATTTACCCATAATTTCGTCCCATCTTTCACGAAAATACGCACTTTGGCACTTTCGGAAAGATTATTTAAACATAGATATACACTATCTAAGTCAAAATTCCTTAAATCTATGTGAGCGGTAGAGTTTCCGCATACTATAATATCCAAACTCTTATATCCGCTCACCTCCTCCATATCTATATCTACATCGGAAGATAAATATAGAGTGCTGTCGCTAATGGTTAAGTCCACCAGCTTAAAAGGCTTTTTTGCCTTATTCTTAAAATGTAGGTGGGCGTTAGAGCCATCCTCCAATTCAAAATACCATACCTTAAAAGGCGTTTCAGCCTTAAAAGTAGTATTATGTAAAGATATTTTCTCCGCACCATTAGTTCGCTCTGGTTGTATATCCAGTTCGCTATCCACATATTTTAACATATCCTTATCCGTAGGCATTGCGCCTGCTATTTCGTTTTTAAATTCCATTTTGATAAATTTTTAAAATTTTACCCTACTCTCCGAGCCGTAGGGCTTGGCTCTATGTTTCACATGAAACATCATACTTCTGCACCTATCTTCTGCACACGCCAATTTGTTGAGTGTGGAAATAGGCACAAAAAAAGCCCTCACCTTTGTAGGTGAGGGTATAGGTGCATGGACTAATAAGTGATTAGTCCAGCTTTTTTGAGTTTTCGCATCTGGGAGCCAGTTAAACGCTTCCCATTTTCGTCCTCAAAATAAAACGGATTCGTATCTTGGTATGATTTTTCCGATGATGCCCACAAGTTACCTTGCGCCATCATTTTATCAAGGGCTTTTTCAGCCCTTAAAATCTTACGGCTTTTTTCAGTGCCGTTTTTTATAGACTCAATAGTCCTTCTTGGGCGTTTAGATACTCGGATATTTCCAGTATCTAAACCTTTACGAATAACCACCATCCCATCGGTTAAGATGGTGGTTAGTGTAGGAATACTATTTTGCATTGTAGTATTGTTTTGTGCTGTTAATACTATTTTCAAAATAATTATATTCCTCAGGTGTAATTGCTTCTACATTTAACAATTCCGCTAATGTATCTAAAAACAATTCCGCACCGTATTCTATGGAATTGTTCCCTACATTATCCCAATTGATTTTCTTTTTTGATGCAGTAAGCGTAACTAACTGCATTACTTCCGTTAATCTATCAAATTCCTCCTCTTCTGCTGGAATTAAATATACACCAGTGAAAAGTAATTTGCAAAACTCACGGCAGTTATTTAACTGCTTGTAGTGTATCTTCCTTCCGCTTGGTAAGGTTATAACAGCTGTCTTTATATCCCAGCCGTTATAAAGTATTATTGACTTTACGGCAGTTTTAACTTTTGATGCCGTTGTTACTTTACACGGAAGTGAGTAAGCATTTCCGTTGATTTTCAAAACTAATTCGTTTTCTTGTGCGCCTTGCGCTTTTTTGATTGTTGCCATTTTTCTAATTTTTAATTGTTATACTTATTTAATTTGATTTTCTATTTTTCAGTAACTAATAACTGGTTTTGATTGATGGTATATACTGGTCGCACCTATTCCTTAACTAATAAGGCTGGTGGCACAATATACCTATTCCAGTTATTCTTTACTCTCCGTTTTATAGACTTGTGGCTGTCTTATTGATTTTAAATATCCCTTTTCTTATTTTACAATGTAAAGATACGATTTTATTTTTAATTATGCAAATATTTTTATAACTTTTTATAAAAATTTTCACTTGCTTTTTAAATAACTTCTTATCTTTTTCTACTACAAATTTACAAAATGTTTTTCAAATATGCAAATATTTTTAAAATATTTTATAAATTTTTTATAGGTCGCAAAGGCTTTTTGTTGTTCCTTTTTGATGATACAAATATACGATAATTTTTTTAATATACCAAAATTTTTATAAAAATTTTTATTATTTATAATGATTCTAAATAAGGTGATTATGTATGAAAATTAAAATTTTTAAAAATACCAAAAAACAAAAACACGAACTCAAAAACAAAATTATTACGAACTTACCCTGTGAGTATATCATTTTTATTACTTAATAATTTTTTAAATTTTCAAATATCAAATAAAAACTAAATTTACATTTCCAAATTTTCCAAATTTTCCAAATCAAAAACGCCTTGCCTTTACATAGGCGGGTATCAAAAATTTTCCGAACTTGACATACCCAAATGAGTATAGTAGGTTGAGACCTGTATATACAAATCCGATTTACAGTTTGTGCCCCCCACGCTATTGAGAGATAAGACATTGAAAAAAGAAATCCACGCTATTTAGAGGAGAATGAGAAACCCCACGCTATTGAATTGAGTAGCCCCACGATATTGAGGGATATTGAGAGACAACATTGAAACCCTACGATATTAAGACACTACGATACTGAAATGTCTTCTGCTATACTATATACATCTTACCCATAACTTATAATATTAGTTTCCCTTCCCCCCCCCTAATGTACACCTTCCTATGATATTGTTACTGTCTTTCTCTGTATGTATATACTCTCTATATATTATTAGATGTTATGTCTATATCTATCTCTTATAGTAAATTGTATATGTATTGTTTTTATATCTTAGGGCGTATAATAAGATTAGTAGGATATGGGTTTAGATGTTTTTGCATATAGTTAGTAGGTTTGGCGGCGTTTGGTCACAGTTTCTTTCTGATGCGGCGGGCGGGGATAAGAAAAACTGTCCTCCTCAGCGGGTAGGTATGCGGCAGTATTATGAAAGAGACTGTAATAGACATAGATTTTAGCGAGGATAATTTTATTTTGAGGATTTATATTACTTTTATATTTAAATGGAAATTTGGGCCGTTTCTGTTGCTCTGGCGGCGTGATATAGTATAAATAAAAATTCCCCACTCTACTAAATAGTAAGGTGGGGAAGAAAACTTAATTATTTAACCAATTAAAATTAAATTTATAAAAATGACACGAATTATCATGGTAGAAAAAATAAGTAGGCCCTAAATATAATTTAAATATCAATAATCATGAAAATAAATTAAACTTTAAAATGAAATATATATAGTAAGGTCGAATAAAATAATACCCACAATTATCCAACTTATTTTTTGTTAAATAAATGTTATAGGGTCGGGCCTACTTATTTATTATATGTTAATCAACATTGTCTTTTAGAAATTCTTTTATTACATACTCTAAAATATAGCAGTATATTTCTTGAGAATCTTTGCTATATCCTATATCTATGTAGTTTGTTACAAACATTACATAATGTAAAACCTCGTGGGCAAGTACACTATGGAATGTCGCATAATCTAAATCAGGATTTATTCTGATTAGTGGCGTGATGTATTTTGTTCCCACCTCTTCCGCCTGGGCAAAGATTGCGGCACATTTATCATCATCGTATCTTATAGATTCTGTATCTAATTCAATATCAAATTCCTTTTTAAAGAAATCCCTAATTTCTCCTCTTGTAGAATCAACTGCTATTACTACATTGTTTTTTAGCAGTGGCAGGGCTATGTTTCTTATCTTTTCTTTCAATTTCATATTGCAAATGTATAACTTTATTTTCAAACTACCAAATAAAAATCCCCACTTTTTTGAAAAAGGTGGGGAAGTTATTGATAATCAGTACTAAAAAATTAATTTTAGTTGTATGGTTTAGAAGAGGTCACCATCCACTTGAAGATCTGTTTAAATCTACTATCATGGTCTTCGGTAAGTCTAACTAAGAACCAATCCCCTCTCATTCTTTCTAAGGTTCTCTTAGATGTAAAGCTTATGGCTTGTTCATTTAGGGTTTTGGTTATTTCGTTGTCGTCCCATTTCCATACTGGTAGGTGGGCGTCTTCTTTTCTTACTCTGTTATATACATAGTTGAAGTTTATGGCCTCGTCTATGTGGGTAGCAGTTATGACCTGCTCCGTATTACTAAGTAATTTTGGATAATCGGCTTTCCTGTGACTGTCTACATAGTGCAGATGTAAGTTACCTGAATTATTAGTATTGTTATATACTATTACCTTATTAAAGGATTTATTTCTCCATTGGGCAAAATCATAGTCGTTATGGTAGCGTTGGGTAACTGTCCATAAAGAGGCGTCCTGGAAAATACTATTGGTGAAAGTATTCTTTATAGGAACTTCTATTTCAAATGGATAGTAGTTGCCGTAAAACACCTGATATGATTTATTAGTCATAACATGTGTCCATATTCCCAACTCTTTTGTATTTCTACTATAATTTATTCCTGTCTGGAAGTAATCATTATAACTTATAGCAAAATCGGGTTTATAATCGTAAAAACTTACAAAAGTTTTATAGATTGGACTATAAGCTATTGTCCAAGAAACATCTTTGAAGAATTTTCTATCAGTAAGCTCTATTTTAACAGAGTCTTTGTAAAATTCCCCGCCGTGATATTCTATGCCGTCTACTAATGGAATATAATCTCTCTTAGTAATAAATACTCTCTTGAATTTAGAATCCCACCACATTAAGATACCAAGACCTTTATAGTGATTATCAAGATGATCATATTCTAAGTTTCTAATTTTTCCAGACTTCAAAATCTTAAACGGCAAATGCTTCTTAAACCATTTACGCATTCCTGACTCTCCATTATTCCCAAAGTCACTGATGGCTGTTAAGCCTGAGCCGTTGGGCTGGAGATGGAAAACTTTACCTCGCTTGGCATCTACCCAGAAATGTCCAAACTCACAGGATACTATGGCTCTATGTTGAGTACCTGTTTCTCCAAGTTCAGTATGACTAAACTCTACAGGTCTGGTTTGGAACATTCCTGCAAGTCCTAATTCTTCATTCTGAGGATTTACCCTATCTCGTAACGGATCTACAGCATTAAACATTGCCATGTTATTTTCAAACCTTACTAATACTTGTTGAGATTCTATTGAACTCATAGATATTAGTTTTCCATAATCTGTTCTGAACTGATGTATGTTAAATGGTTTGAATACTAACCATGGATCATTTAAAGATATTTCTGAGTTATCCTGCATAGAATAAGTCATACTGTTTCTTCCTATGGAGAGGCAGGCGGCCTTGTCTTTGTCATATACCGCTGGCAATGTTTTATAAGACAGTCCTGTCTGCGACCTGCTATATACAGGGTTATAGTAAAAGAGATTGTTGTGAGCAATACTTACTCTGTTTTCCTGCACCCAATCCTCTACATTTACGCCGTTGGAAGCAAACTGCTCATGCGGCTCCCTACCTGCATATCGGAAGTTACAATTTATTTCTGATTCTACTAAGAAATATGGAACACCATAAACATAAAGATATATCATAGATGGAGACCTAAGATATAACCCTTTTTCTGTTTGTAGGTCTGTTCTATATTTAGAATGAATATAACTTGAACCTGCAATCTTAGGTAAATCATGATCCTCACTCTTATACCCAATAGTATATTTTGGAGTACCTACATTAGGATATAGACCATAATCAAATGCCACGCTGTTAGCTAACTTCAAAGCATTTACCAGGAACACAGGAAATTTGTTTTTAAAGTCTACCCTTGATATTTTAATGTCCCCTCCAAAGATACTTCTACATGTATAATTATCATCAAGATGTCCGCAATGGTTCATAGATAACCATTTAACGGCGTCAATATCTCCATATTGATCAGGTAGATATACTCTTAAAGACATGTATGGGCTGGCAATATTTCTAATATATCGACTTCCTATTCTGAAATCCGTAGCGTTAGTTACCTCATTTGCAGGATAAGCACTACAAAACTGCTTGTTACTTCTATTATCATATCCTATATATTCGGTATTATATGAAATAGGTAATTTTGAAGATACAAAATAATGAGATTCTCTATCCCTATTATTTACCCTTACTGTGTTGGTACCATCTCTAAACTCTAATACACCTGGTTTAATTCTCTTAAAGGTTCTTGCCGCCCTAACTTCTTGTTGAGTATCTAAGAACTTAAATGAATTATACCATCCTTTAGGAGAAACATACATATAAGCAAAGTTAGTAGGAGAGCCGTGTCCTTCAAAAATATCCATCCATTGAGCGTATAATCTCGGATATTTGAAAACGATCTTCTGAAATACTCCACCTACTTTTTGTAATAATTTTAGTACAGTATTCCATATTCCCCCCTTTACAACATTTAATATACCTGTGGTACTTAAAGTCCCTCCGTTAGAAAATAATGTTCTATTTGCAACTCTCTGATTAATAGTTACCCTGTTAGAATTAGCAATAAGCTCATTTCTAGTAGTTTCTAATAATTCTTCAAATGTAATTTCCAATCCTGCCAACCACGATGCCCATTTTCTAGCTCTGGCAGTAGTTATAACCCACTCTGGATGCCCATCTACACGCTGAAATCCACCAATACTGTTACCAAACATATATCCTTCTAAGGCAAATTCAGTAACCCTATTGATGTCTCCCATATATAATTCAGGACTTATAATACTAAAAGTATTATTGCTCCCACCTACATTGGACAATCCAGATATAAATGGGTTTTCTCCTAAGTTATTATAAGGAAAGTTTCTAACTAATGTAGTAAAGTTATCTTCGGTTTTACTTCTAAAGTTATTGGCAATACCTTTACTTAGAATAGATTTATGTAAACTACGATCTCCTCTAAATAACTCAAATTTATAGATAGAATCTCGTTGTTTCTGAGTCAATAAGTTGTTTTTAACCGCCGCATCTAAAAACGCATTTATGACATTAGGATCAATAGTTACTCCTAAAGGATAAATAGTGGCATTAGACATTACTCCACTTAAAGCATCAGCATTACTACTCATAAAAGGCGAAATCTGATTAGAAGGGAACTTAAAGTGTCGTATAGGACGGCAAGTAAAATTCACTAATTCTTTACCATTTCGGTCTTTTTTCCATCTTTCTCCATCTAAATAATACCTTTTAAATTCCTCTCTATGAGCCACATTAGTAAATGAATCTAATATTTTCTTAGGATTCAAATTACTACTGTTGTATAGATCATGGTTAGGTGGGTATTCTTTTATAGATTCCCAATATGCAAACTTTCCATATTTAAAGGCACTTCCGTTACAAGGATTTACTATTGGAATAGCTGTAGTACATTTAAACTCATATGTTTCTTCTTTATTAAAAGAAACCCCTGAATAATTTATTTTTACATATTTGTATTCTTGTGGTCTAATACGAATTTCAAAGAACTTATTTAAAGTCGTAGCCACAATACTCATGAAACGGGAAACACAGCTCCTAGGTTTAGTGAAACCTCCCCACTTTTTCTTTCTCGGAGGTATACTACACGGAAGGAATGCGTGATATATATGTAACATTAGTGGAGTATCAATAGCAATAAGTACCTTTCCTGAAGGGAAATCAGCTTTATTTAATTTAAGTATCTTACCTTTATTGTAATCATATTCAAATGTTTGAAATGGAGTAACATTATTCTTGGCTCCATCGAAAATAGTTACCCTAACATTATTACTTACATTAGTTAATGCATCCTTCTCAAATTCCCAAGATGGAAAACTTAATTCTATTACAACATGATCCTCATTATCCTTAAAATCATATTTATACCATTTTGCGGAAGTATGAACCTTATCTAAAAAAGTTGGAGTAGGAGTACCTACCGAATTATATTGAGGACATACTCCAGCATCATCTCCCGCTGAATATCTCATATTTCCTCCATTACCTCTAGATTCAAATTTAGTACTCAAATCATCTAAAGTAGAAGAATACATAGTCTGAAATACTACTGGATTATTTTCACCCTCTACAAGAGATTTAGCTTTAACATGGGTAGTATTATTATACTCTCCTATTTCTTTAACATACATATCTGTAAAGAATAGTGGGTACTCTAATTCACTTTTATTATTTAAAGAATCTCCATGACACATAACCAATTTCATGGTCATAGTCTCAGGCTTACCCTTCTCATTTCTAGCATATAAATCTAAATCCTCATTATCCTTAGAAATATCCTTGATAACATATTCTTCAAAGGGTCTTTTTTCCATTTCATAAAGTGGAGTATTACCATCCACTTTAATCTCGCCTACTCTTACTTTACTTTTTTTAAGTTCAGGAATAGTACATTTACCTAAAGAAGGAATTACCACATCCTCCTGTTCATAAGGAGTTTTTATGTTCTCTAAACAATGTAAGTCTGGATACTGACTATCTAATATTGTTAAGAAATTCTTAATACTACATAGTACTTCATCAGGATTATTTACGCAGTCATGGTTTCTGGCTTTTTCTAACAATGGTGCATTTGCCACATCATCAAGCCAACTTTGAATGTCAGTAAAATCATCTGATACTGCCGAGATAGGAACTTTTATAACTCCCGCCCCTATTGAAGCAATGTTTTCCTTAGAACAAATTTGTGTATAATTATTTGTTACATTTTCGTATTCTATGTTTTTATTATCACTAATTTCTGAGGTACAAGGCGGAGCATCTATGACTTCTGCCGTATTGAAAACTTGCCACTTTTTCTTTCTTTCAGAAACACTACAGTCTGTTATACTGTTTAATGACCTTGCAGAAATAGTAGAAGATACATCTCTTAAATCATCTGAAGTAGCTGGTCTTGAAATCAGTGGAAACAAAGGCGTAATATACCCTTCTTTAGTATGAAATCTTATTCCTAATGGATATACTTCATCTCTTAAAAATCCAGAATATTTAGATGCTACTACGCCGTCTTTAAAAGCGTCCTCATCCATCTGAACAGTCTGCCATCTTACAAATGCCCCAAGCAAATTAGCAATAGGCTGTAAATTCCAATCATTTTCAACTGTATAATCATACCCCATCAAGTAATTATTTGCTGCTACTAATCCTCCCCAAGTTTTATAATTAACTTTAGGAGCATATAGATGCTGCATAGTAGTTCTATCATTACTATTAGTAACATAGCTTACTGTGGTATCAGTAATGTTATGTATTCCTTCAAATACTGGAGTAGATATTTCATTTACATCCGCATTTTCAATAACTGCAATCTTATAGAAATTGAATTTAGTGTCTAAATCTTTTACTTCTATTCTTATTCCCTGAGTTGTTTTATCAGCAAGCATAGTTTGATCCATAATATTGTTATGAGTATCAAATATACTTATAGGATAAGTAAGAGAATAGTAAGGTGATAATTCGTTTCCAAGTTGATCACAATATGCAATAAGGAACTCGTATATTCCTCTTCTTAGATTGCCGCCGTTTTGTATTACTTTTGGCTCTAAGCAAGGTGCTTGATATAGAGGAAATATTCTCAGTTTGTCGCAGTCTACACAAGTATTTTCTCTATCATCATTAGCATTACAAGACTTTCTTGCCCCCACCTTAAAATAATCTGCGTGAGCTGTACCATCCGCATTTAAAACAATATATCTTGGAGGATTTAAATTATCTGTAAATGTAATAGTTTCGCCGCATGCCTCTTTTTTAATCACTATTCCCCGCATAGGATAATTAGGATTAAAATTCAAGCACCCACTACAACTGTCTTCTATAATAGTGGTATATACACACGCAGGATTTTGTTCCATGTATTCCAATCTTTCAGAAAGTACTGATTCAGGATTACATTCATCACAATTTACAATATCATCTATTTGGTTAAATCCACCAGAACTATGTTTTATATATCCTATCTCTGATGCCCTATATGTTTGACCATTAGGTTTTAGAGTAGGCTCTTTTTCAGTGAGGAATAGAATAACTCTTTCCCTAACACTATCATATTTAGTTCCTATTACAACATATCCAGGCTTAAAGCGGGTACAAAGAAAGTTAGAAGGCTCATTTGTTAATCCTACAGAGCCGTCTTCAGTCTCCAAGTGAGCATTTCGAGCATAAGTATAGGTTTTATCATCTATCAAATGCTCAAAATTATCCCTTTGCATTCCATTTACACCTAAAGATACTTGTATATTATCTTTTCCTGACTTTGCCATTATAATCCAAAGTTATATATTTTAAATTTATTGTTTACGGCTTTTATGTAAGTATTTACCGCCATATTTATTCCCCTCATTTTTAACTCTCCCTTGGCAGCGTTAAATGCAGACATCTCTTCCGCCCTAAACATCTGATACAATGTGGCTTCTCCCTGCGTTGCATCGCCAGAGGACATAATATCTTCTACTATTCTACGCTTAACCATATATTCAAGGAAAGTCTCCAACCATCCTGTATGTGTTTCAGGAATCAATACATATCCATCATCATCTTGTTCAAATCCATTGTAGATTAAATATACTGTTCCGTTAGTAAAGTTAGTATATAGCATTTTTTTATTTATAGAAATCTCATATGGAGAATTTCTTACCCTAAGGTTCTTACAATCAGATTGGCATATATCCTGCTTACTATATGATACTAATTTAAGCCAGACAGGATTATTGTAATAAACAGTCACTGGTTCTGTTCCCGTGTGCAAATACACTTTCTCTTCAATACAACTGTCTTTTAATACATCACATGGATCACAACTATCATATTCTACATCTCTTTGATGTATTACTTTATAGAAATGCATGTCTATGAGTTTATCTTCTTGTTCTGGACATGCTTTATAGGTATATGGAGAACATTTTATTGCCGCCCTAAGACTCTTAAATCCTCGTGGCAATTCCGCCTTCCCATTTTTTATTTCTATTACTTTTTCTATCTGTATTGTAGGTAGATTTCCAAATCTTTTCAGACCTTCCTCTACCCAATCTAATACATCAATGTCATTTATAAGTCCTGCACTATCGTATTGTTTTAAAGAGGACTTTATCTTTGCTAAAAACTCCTTAAATTCCATTCTTCTCTTTCAATTCTTTAATTAAATTTTTGAAATATTTCTGCTGGTCTTTCCTGTATTGTTCCTTATTAAACTTAACATTATAAGTACCTTTAGTTTTTTCAAGAATATAATGATTTCTGGCCACTCCATTTATCATGTTTAAATACCTATGACCAGCTCTTACTCTTTTTCTTACCTGCTTAAATACCTGCTTACTGAAAGCAAAATCAAAGCACCAATTTTTTATTTTACTTCCGTATGTAGGAACAAATGTGCCCTGATATTCTCGCAGTCCTCTGTAGGTAAATGTTCTATGAAACGGCACCATATAAATGAAAAAGTACCCCATGCCTTCAATATGAACACCTGAAGGGTGATTTATCATGTGGTATTTTATTTTCTTGAAAATGTTAGAAACTACTGTATATATTTTATAACGCTCTTTATAAGGTATGAAATCAGGTAAATCTTTATCCTCTTTCAAATCTGGTAGACCCATCCTCTTTTTATATCTTAATCTATAAAAAGTAGGAAAATTATCCCTGAAGAAAGTACTTCTTATTCTATTTTTAAACTTTCTATCAGAGGAATTAAAATGTTTGAATGTTACCTTAATGTCTTCTTTTCTCATTATTGTGTTGTTTGTGATTTAATATTAGAATCCATATTTGGATTTTCGTCCTTAGGTATTTGTAATCTCATAGCTATTTCTTTTATAGTCTCTTGAATTACCGCCTCTCTTAGTTTATCTGCCACATATACTTCTTTATCCCAGTAGCTTTCACATGCCTTGCAATCAGGGCAGTCAGATGCATCGTCCGCCTTTTCGTCCAATGTATATATTAAAACATTTATAGCCTTGATATTAGAATCTGGAATATAGATGTAATTGTCAGGATATACTACGGCATAAGTACCTTTAAACTTTTCAAAATTAGACCTGTTTTTTAAATTTAAATATTCCTGCTGGGTAATAACTTTAAATTGATGCAAGTTATCAATAGTGGTTACCATAAAAATACTTGGTCCGTATCTTGACCATAATAATTTAGGTAGAGGCTTCTCAGATTTCATGAGACTATCACATCTTACAAATTCTACCTTACCACATTTAACTACATCATCTTCAACCATTTTAACACAGTTAATCCACTTAAAAAGGCTTGATTCTCTGAATAATGACTTATCGTTGAGTTTCTGAGCCATAAGATATTCCGCCTTAGATTTGAAGACTGATAGAATATATCTTCGTGGAATGAAAGTATCTTTGGTTTGAGAATTTAAAGTATTCTGTATTCTTGATACAATTTCTCTATTAGTCATTTCTATTAAATTAAAGCACAAACTTATCTAAAAAAAGCCAATCTAACAAAATTGTTAATAAACCCGTTAATCAAAAAACCCTGCAAGGAATAAATCCTTACAGGGAAAATTATAATATATGTCTAGAATTGCAATTCATCTTCATTAGGGTCAGTCTCATAATAAGATTGCTGTTTTACGGCATCCTCTACTTCTGGATTGATAATAGTACAATAATGTCTTGGTATTGTACCATCATCTAATCTCATTTTAATGTAGTGATAATATATTCTATTGAAAGCATTTAAATGCACCATCTTGGCTTTCCCCGACTGCTCTTCGGGAACGAAATGATCAAACAAATGCGAATTTGCACTCCTACTTACCGCCGCATACTTACCCTCCATACCAACTGCTCTAGGTAATACTTGTGCCATAATAATATCACTAAACTGCATTAATATATCTGACCCATAAATGTCTGAAGAACTAGGAAGATAGTTAGCTCTATTACCATCTTTAGCTGTCCATCTTTTTTCTATCTCCCTATTCATCTGACCAAGCAATATGAAACTTACTTGAAGTGGGTATTCTAACTTCAACTGATTTATAAGTTCCATAGTTTCTGGAATTGGCGAAGGAGCATTAGTACTCTTGATAATTCCAATATGGTCTATAAATACTACAATATTCTTTGTATCTTTATTGTTTTCTATAAACTGCTTTGTAACTGTATATATTTCATGAGGAGTTAATAAATCTTGTATCATATGATACCTTTTATCATCATACTCATTATATATTTTTCTATATACTGGCTTTTCCTCCTCAGACATAGGCATTCCTGTAATAGTAGAGAAAGGCTTTTTAAGTGCCTTTTTAAGCTCTAATAATACTAACTGGAATAACGGCATCTCAAAATTAAAATGAAGCACTTTTATGTCTTTTTCAGGGTCTGCAAGTAAAGCATTCTTAATTAATCCTAATGTATATGATTTACCATTTCCAGACCTTGCCACTATTGATGTTACAGTTCCTGGTAGTATTCCGCCCAAAGATACATTGTTAAGGTGGTCAATACCAGAATCTAAAGGAGTTATATTACCATGTTGAAGATCAGTGAGGAATTTAAAAGCATCTTTTAGTCGTGTATTATCTTTTGTTAATAATCTTTGAATTTTTGATCCCTCCATGTTATTCTATTTATCTGAATCTTCGACATAAAAAACCTGCGTATTTGAAATAATTTCTGAGCCGTCAATTAGAGCTAAACTTTGACCTGGTCTAAACCCCACCTTACTACCTGACGATATTTCCTTATCTCCTGTAGAAATTACTTTGGCTTTGGATAGTTTTTGTCCTAATACTTTTTCAGGCTTACTTACCCTTACTTTACCATTTTTAGGGTTACTATTGATTAATACAACATTTAATTCAGTACAAAATCCTGTATCAACTGTAATATACATTATATCATTTGCATATAAAGAAATAATATCACCTTTTTTAACTTCTACTACACTACTTCCTACATCTAATACTTCTACTTTTTTAAGACCAAGACCTTCGGTAGGCATAAATTTAGTTAAACCTTCTTTGTTATCTTCAGGCAATATTTTGAAATATATTTTATTATTTACGGGCTTCATAATTATTTTTAGTTATTTATTACAGACTCTATTAGTGCAAAAGTGATAGCGGCATGTACAGCATTATTTAAACTTACTCTCAGTACCTTAGCGGAATCATATATTTTTGCTTTCATCATATCCTCAACATTTCCTGTATATCCATTATAAGAATATGGAAGTTTTTTATTATGTATTTCATACAATACTGTAATGTCTTCCCCCGCATTTCTAAGTATCTGAGTAATACATTCTCTGAGTGCCACTTTCATTGCCTCAGTACGAAGTTTTAATTTAGTACTAGCAAAGTTATAAACAGAAGCTCCTCCTGGACAGTATCCTTCCTCTATGGCGGACTTTACTGTAAGAATGGCATCATCAACTCTATCTTTTCTTTCTTGAATATCAAGAGCAAGTTCTCCTCCAATATGGATTACCGCTGCTGATGTTCTCAATGCATCTATTCTTTCTTGATAGTTTTCGCCTTCCTTAACCTGTTCTTCAAGATATTGTATTAAAGGAGTAGTGTCCCCCTTGCCTCCTATGAAAGTAACTTTATCTTTAGTAATAACTACTTTATCACACTGGCCAGGTACAAAATTACCTTCTTCTTTAATATAATTTCCTCCAAGAAAAGTTGCAGCATCTTGAAATCTATGCATTCTTGCCTCATGGGGCAAATTAGAAGTAACAATAACCACATTATTTAATTGATTACTTTCAAGAGCATTTACTAATGTATAAATAAGAGATTCTTCTGCCTCCCTAACTACAAATACTACTGGTCTGGCATTTTTATCCTCACTATTGTTTGTTTGAAATACCTGTGTAAAAATACTTGATTCCAAAGTAACCTCGTTATCAAAAATAACTACTAATGGATTTTCATATACCACAGCACTTTCTTTCTGATTATTAATAAAATAAGGAGATGCATATCCCGTATGTGGAATAGTATAACCACTCATCGTCTCATAGTATGTTTTATTGCCGTTACCTGAATTTGTGGTTATGTGGGCATCAAACCCTAACTCATCATAGATACTCTTTATAGTATCCGAAACTTCCTCATCGGCATTAGAAGACACCATGGCTAAATTTCTGATTTCATCTGTTGTAGTGACTTTAATGGTGTTTTTCTTGATGAAATCCAGAACATCTTCTAAATCAAGTTTCAAGTTTTTGGTTAGGGTATGTGGATCCCGCCCTAAATTTATAGCTTGTTGTAACTCACTACACAAAGTTTGAGTTAATACTGCACATGTTGTAGTCCCGTCTCCCGCCTCTTCAACTGTTTTATTGGCGGCGGCAAGAACAATGTTAGCTCCAGCATTCTCAACAGGGTCATTAAGTCTCACATGTTTTGCTACAGTTACTCCATCCTTTGTGGGATATGATACTCCTCTTAAATTATCCATTACTAATACATTTCTGCCTTTGGGTCCCATAGTTTGTTTAACTACATCAGCAGAATCATTTATTCCTTTTAATAATTTGTCCTTTGCTTCTATTCCTTTTAATATCATCTGTTTTATTTTTACGATGCAAATATAATAAACTTTTTCATAAATACAAAATATTTTAAAAAATAATCCCACCTTTTTGTAAAGATGGGAATATTTTATTGTTAATCAGAGTGTTATTCTTGTTTAAAATTTACAAAATTATATCTCAACCTGTCATGCCCATAATAACTAAAGTACTTTTGAGCACTTAAAGCATTAAACTCACCCGTAGACATCCTATAATTTATAGGCTCCATTTTATCTACCTCTGCATTATAACAGGCTTTATTTTCACACTCTTCTTGAAGGTACTCATAATACAACTCTTTATTATGACACTCACAAGTTCCAGATTTTATTCTATCATAACAACATATGTTATTTAAGATACTATTTCTATTATCCATTACTTATCTTTTTTAACACTTGGTAATAAACTAAATATATGATATAAAGCATTCTCACCTGTGCTGTTAAAGTGTTCATAACCTCTCCAACTCTCATATATAGACTCTCCGTCTTTCATACTATAAATGTTTTTACCCATAGTAAGTTTCAATATATGAGAAAGGTATTTATCCATTCCTTTATATTTACCTCTCTTAACTTCCTCTCCAATATCTTGGAAATACAATAATTTAGACATGTTTTTTCCAGTATCCAAAATTTGTAATGGTGATTTTAGAGTTTCGTATGAAGAGTTAAATATACCTATAGACCCCCCAAAAGTCTCATTCAAGTTTCTAATAAGTAGATAATTAGTAAGTTGTAAAGCATAGTTATCTTTTTCGTCATCATCTCCAGCCATATTTCTAAGTATAATAGCTATTACTACCATTGCCGTCAAAGCAGCTAAAGTAATACCCGACGCTTTAAGATTCTTACGCTGATACTCTTCTAAATTATCCCAAGCCTCCTTGACAGATTTCTTATTAGAAGTAATCTCCTTGACTAGCTGTAAAGCATATTTAGGAGTATAAACAAGCCCTTCTTCGTATCCACCTGTATCTAAATCTAATCTCTTATCAGAGAACATATTATCATATGCCAATACTAACCATTTCTTTAATACTAAGAAGAATGACATCCTTGGATCCCTTGCCGCATACCCCTCATTATGAGACTTAATCTCTAAGATTGTAGCCTCCGAAAGTGTTTGTGCTTGAGACATCATCTTGGTTTTTACTTTATCTAAGTCACCTTTAAATCCATCCTTATCAAGTTTATCAGTATTAAATTCTCCGTTATCATCAAGATAATCGTACATAGATTTATCTTTGGCGGCCTCAAACTGACTTTTTATCTGGTCCTTAGTTAAATCAGGATTTCGCATCTTAGAAGTGTTATAGTACTCTCTCCAAGTTTGGAATTTACCATCAATAAGGCGAGATTCCATTAGTTTAGTAAGTAACACTCTTGATTGAACAGGATAGTTTGTAATCGCCATTAAAGCAAACGATAACTCCCCTAATAATCTTTTCTTACCATACTGACTATTCTCTACCCTATCTGTGATGTCATACATACCAAATTTGTATAGTAAGTTATTTAGCTTTTTAGCTGGTTTTAACTTACCTACATCTCCAGTACTATCTCCTAATAGTCCATACCAAATTCTGTCAGCTCTATTTGATGCAGGAGAATATATATTTCCGCCTGCCCATTTAGTAATTTGGAAGTTGGTAATACCTGAAGTTAAGTTGGTTAAAGCAGTCATTGTTCCTACTCCTAACGCCTGCTTAACGCCAAATACCTTGAACTGATTTGCTACCTTCGCCATATCCACATGTCTTCCTAAGATATTCATTCCCCACTTCATTGTAAGTGTCTTACCATAGAGATTATAGTCGATATTCTCTCTCATGGCTTTATAGATGTTGGTGTTCTTAGGAGATTTACCATTTGCAAATTTTTGGTTTTCAATAGCATAAAGAATATCCATAGCTTTGTCTTTAACTTCAGTACGATATTTATATGCCACGGAATCATGAGCAAATCTTACCATACTAAACCAAATATCATCGGTAAGCTCATCAGAATTAATTCTCAATATTCCGTATTTAGGAATACGACCACTTAGATAATTATCTTGTAAATCATCTTTACGGAATTGAACTGCTTCTTTTACGGCATCTTTTACGGTTGCCCACTTGTTTTTAGATAAAGCCAAATTAACAGACCTTTCCATATCAGTCTTTCTTACCTGCGGCCTTTGATAAATTAAGTCCTGTTTTAGAGAATCCATTCTATCCAAACTTTCAAGATAAATATCCATAGTTTTAATATAGGTATCTAATAAAGTAGGATTATTTAAAATATCCGTCATGTTCTCTTTTGGAGCATTAGGTAAATCTTGGATTCCCGCCATCTCATCTAACAGAGCTATCTTTCTAAGTGAATTAGTTTCAGATTTATATTCATCATATATCTCACTTATATCCCGCTTAATATCAAAAGAATACCTGAATGCGGCATCTGCTCTAAGATTTTGACCATACTGTGGCATTGTAAACACTCCGCCAATCATATCATCAATAATCTCCTCTACATCAATATTTCCAGAGTTTAAATCCTCTATAAATTTAGTATAGTCAGGATTAGAGTCAAATCTCTTATACCAAGATGGAGCGTTATATCTAAAGAAAGCTTCTCTAACAGAATCCTTATCTTTAGGATTTTCCGCCATATCCATGTATCTTCTAACTTGACCTTCAGATACATTATCAAGATTGGTTTTCTCTAATAGCTTATTAAATCTCTCATATCTGGTTAAAACATCAATAGGGAATCCATATTGTCTATGTCTAAAGAACGCTATTTTTTCTTTGGTAGTAGCATCTTTATAATTTATTCCTGTATGTTCCTTGAATAACTGATGAAAACTTTGATTTAACTGAATAGTCATATCTGAGTCCATGTTATACATATCAAGCTCATACAAATCAAATATCTCCCCTATTTTAGCCTTTACTTCAGATATTTGAGCTTCTATTTCGAGTATCCTATGCTTCATATTCTCAGGAATAGTATCAGCATCTATCTCTCGGAAATCACCTCTTTTTCTGTAAAGCTTTAATATCTCCTGTCTCTGTTTACTTAAGACTGCTAATCTTGATTCTTGAGCCTCTAATTCCGCTCTGTCAAAATCAGAAATCACATTTCTCAACTCTTTCAAGTTCATTCCAATAGTATCAGGATCAACATCTGTAGTATCAGTGACTTCTACATTATCCTTAAACCATTTTACCATAGCTCGGTGTTGATCCTCCGCACTAAGGTGTTGAATAGACTTCTTAAACTTAGAATATTCCGCCTTCAAGCCTTCAATAGAACGCTGTACATTTTTATTTCTGCTATATAACTCTTGATTCCACTTATTAAGCTCAAAAGCTAATATAGAAGAAGCAGGGATATTCTTAGTTTCTTTTAAAGATATTACAATTACATAATCATTGGCTTCTAATTCAGATACATTTTTAGTAGTACTTGGAATAAAAGCAGTCTTATCATTGGACCTCTTAGATAAAGATTGATATTGAGAATACTTCATATATTGAAGACCATGTCTTAATTCTCCTGTCATAGGGTCATATAAACTTGCTGCCTCTTTTCTCATCATGGCCGCAGTCTGAGGGTCTTTTATTCTAATATCATCAAGCTGCACTAAGAACTGATATAGCGGGTCTTCCCCACGCTCCAAAGCATCTTTATCCAATACCACATCTTGAAGCATCTCCATCTTAGATTTTCTACTATCAATATCCCTAATATTTGCAAAAATCTGTTTGTGTAAATTTTTGTCATATAGGAATTTGTATTTATAATATAAGGAACCATCATTCTTTATACTCTCAATATCATAGTAGTCCTGATTAAAGGTTTCAAAGTCCATATCTTTAACTCTTGGATCACCTATTTGCTGCCTGATTTCAAATTCATATCTTCTACGAGCTTCTACTATTTTATCCATATCAACTTTTGCTCTGAATGATCCTCCTGACACTAATTTTTTCATGTCATTCATCTTATCCGCCAACGGAGCAAGTTGTTTCTCAAAAATAGCATAAGTATCCATATGAATTTTATTCACCATGTACTTCATTACTTTATTGAGTAGTTGGGCAAATATGTTAGGTAACTTTCCTAAGTGCATGAACATACTCTGTAAGGAATTTATATCCTTTTGTTCTTTTTGTATCTCCTGCATTACCTCTTCATAAAGATATGAATCAGGATCTTCACCTACCATCTCTAAAGTTTCCTTAGCAATATCTTCGTTTGTTTTGTGAATAGCAGATTTATATTTTAATGTCAATCTTCTAAGCCTATCAAACATGGTAGTAGCGGCATCATTCATCGCTTGCAATGCTGCTCTATCTACCTTTGGAGATTTAGATAATAGATCTTCAGCGTAAATAAGTAAATCTTCTAAGTCTCCTTTTCTACTCAAAAGTTGTTCTGTTTCAAACCTTACTCTTGAACTGATCACAGGATTATTATCTATCTCTCTAAGTAAATAATTTGCCTTATTAACATGATCACTTATTACACTATAAACCCCTTTATATCTTGCTAAATCTATTTCAGATTTTGAACCTGAGTTATCTATTATTCTATTAGACAAGTTTTTAAGTAGTTTATCTACTTCTGCATCACTTCCTGTAGAATACATTACCTTAACTTCAGATATAGGATTTATATTGTCCAAATGTTTATCCAGCTGCTCATTATAAAGTAAATCTCTTATCTGTTCAGCAAAATAATCTAACTGAGTTCTCTCATTATTAGTTATCTTTGACTGCACAAATTCAAAGAACTCTTTAAGCATCTGCACTAATCTATCAAATAAATTAGTTTCATTTTCAGACTTATTCTCTACTGTGAAATCCTTATTAAAAGTTTCCGCTAACATCTTACCTAAAATCTCTTTCTGAACATACTTTTCTACTACCTCAGGATTAGAATGTTGTTTAGAATATATCTCTCTATATTGTTCCGAATACCTTTGATACATTTCAGTATTCTTAACATATGGTAACAATCTTTCTATTTCAGCTTGATTCCACGCCTCTACAATAAAGTGTGCTACTTCTTCAGACAGTTGTTCTACTGTTGCGTTGCCGTCCGCCGTAGCTACTATTTTATTCCAAATATCTATGAAAGCATCTGCACCTGGTTCAATACCAAACTTGTTTTTAAATCTTTCATTATATTCTGCTATTGTAGATTGTGTAATACCTACTTTTTTCATGAAGTCAGTAATAGCTTCTTTAAGCTGCTCTTTGGTATGACGAGGATTTCTACGCTTCTTGCCCATAATGGTATCAAACCAATTATTCATGGCGGACAAAGATACTGCCTTTCTTGTACCTACACTTTTCTTAAGTCCATCATAACTATAATCAACAGGCGTAAAATCAAAAACATCTCCATTAGAAGTGTAATCAATTCCATTCATAAGAAGATAGTTCTTAATTTCTTGGGCAGCATAACTATTAACTGCTTCAAATATATACTCTCCTCCTTTAGGACTTGGTTTTAACCACTTATTTCCTATTAGCCTTTGGATAGTTCCTTTCAAAGTATTTGCAGGATATTTTGGTATAGTAGCAAAGCTTATAAAGTTACCATCAGCATCTCTAAATCCTACTTCATAACTATTAGCACTATTACTTAAAGCATAAGAAATATCTGAATGTATTTTGCCGTCCGCCGTTCTATAATATACTAATGGCTCTCCTGTATTTCCATATCCAAAAGAATAATTTAAATTATCTCTCCAAGACTGCATATCTTTGCTGTATATTCCCTTATAAATTCCTAATGCTATTTCATCACTTATAAATGGAATACTTCTAAGCTCTTCATATGTTTCAGAAGATTTTGGTCCTGTCAAGTGAGTCATAGGTGCCGCTCCAACGATAGGATCAACCATTCCCTCTTTAAACTCCCCTCTTTTTAGAGAATAAGACTTATTTCCATTCTCCAAATTAACTCCTTGATTTTTTCTACTTACATCTTCTGTTTCAGATAAAGGTGTCTCAGCTCTTTCTTGCGTAGATAATTTTAATCTACTTCCTACATTCCTAGCCTCAACCTCTCCAGCAAGTCTATGATATTGTTCGAAGGCGGTAGTGATAATTTCAGCAGGGTCTTCCATAAAAAGTGATGCCTCAAATTTTAAGTCACTATACTCCTTATAAGCAGCGTCATCTTCTAATTCTGACTCCAATGTTTCCACTAAATCAAAATCCTGATCTATCCTTGCCCTATTAATGGCTCTTACCTTATTTTTCCACTCTTCGGATTGTTTATCAAAAATATTATTGGCTTCTTTTGCGAGTTTATTAGCATGATCTTTAGCTGTTATATCACGAAAAGCCAACCAATTACCTCCCTTAGCGAATCCCTCTATATCTTGAATAGCATGCTGGATTTCATGTGCCAAAGTTTTTGAAGTAGAATCAGAAAAAATAATATTAAATATTACTTTACCTTTAGCGGCAATATCCTTGGTTTTATTTAAATGCTCTATAAACGCTTTTGTACCTTGTTTAAATACTTCTTTATTTTTAGAAATATTTTCTTTCAAAGCTTTAGAATCTTCTTCGCTATGTGCTACTGTTTCTCCTAATACCTTTTTAGATAAATAAATAGTTCTACTTTCTGAGTCAAATACCCCATGTAGATTTACATTATCAAAATATACAAATCCTAATTTAATATCTCTTAGTTCTGGATAGGATTTAAATAAATCATTATCGTGGAATAACTCGCCTAAAGTTATCTCATTATCTATCCATATTTTACCATTTACAGACTCATTAGCAAGGTCTATCGGCTTTAAATCCAGCTGATTTAAGTCAGGAATCTCATATCTCCATTGTCCATCTGCACCTCTTTCCCAACCTGTAGCAGTCCATATTTCTTTAGAATCCTTGCCTGCCGCTTCCATTTCTTTGGCTACTGAAAGATCTTGCATTCTGACATTATTTTCATCAGATAAGTCAAGGTTTGCTGCCCCACGCTCACCAATAATTTGGAATCTTATATCATCATTTTGAGCAGAAAAATCCCCAGTATTTTCTACTGCGGATTTAATATCTGACCTATCATTTAAAGATATAAAAATATTTCCATCTACATCTCCTTTAAAGCCGTATGCAGCACCGCCTGGATCTGTTACATTAAATATTTCTACCCCATCATAGGCTTCTTCATCAGCAAATTTAGCTATATCTCGAGTATCAACAAACCCCACTTTATTCATGCCAGATACATATTTTTTAGGAATATTTGACCATATACTACCTCTGGCATCTATCTTTAATACATTTCGGGAATTTATAAATACGGAATATATACCTGAATCTTTAGATATAGCTCCTTCTAAATAAGCATTATACTTTAACCAATCTACTACTTTGTCCCAAGAATACTCGTCTTCACTTAAAACTAAAGTATCTCCAGAATAACCAGATTTTAATACTAAATTACCTACTTCATCTTCAGGATTAACACCATTATCTTCTATATATTCTACTTCAATACCAATGTCATTTGCTACATAATACAATATATGTGCAGCATCATAGCCATCTCCACTAGTATCTATTGATTCAAACATTTTATCTAATATTTCGGCATTAGATAATTTTGCGTTACCCTCCCCAGACAGTTTTCTTACTTCTGCATCTATACCTGAGTAGCTTTTTGCTATTTCTATATTATCAGTAAAGAAAATACTTCTCTTATCATCAGAATACTCTTTATTAAATTCTGAGTACCCAAAAGAAGGTGTACCATGATACATTACCTTAGGTTCTCCGTTCTCATCAACCACCTGTGAGGCATTCTCAGGGTCATTAATCCAATCACCAAACCAATTTATAAAATTTGTTGTCCTTACGGTTGCCCACTGATCCTCAGTAAGATTAGTATTTTCTCCATTAGGAGCCTTCATGTAAGTACCATTAGCTTTGGCTGCCTCAATGGTAGCTTGTTTTTCCTTTTCAAACTCTGAAGTAACTTCAGTAGTCATCTCTCCGAGCACATGATCAGCAAACTCCTCCAAAGACATTTCTGGAGTAATCTCCACATCTGCCCCTAATTTCTTACCAATAGTATTAAATAAATCTCTAACCCATGCTATTAATTTTCCTAATGGAGAATTATCGTTTTCTAATTCATGAAATTTATGTTCTCCGTAATTTCCTATAAAGTGATTTAATGCTTCACTCCACTGTTGTTCTACTGTAAGATTACTATATGAAGGATTATTAGATATTTCATTAAACAATACTTTCCCCTCCGCAGTATTCTTAAGCAGTTTCACTCCCGCCTTCCATGTGGTGGGATTTAACTGCTCCCATATATGAGAAAACTCATGTATAGGAGTATTGGCGTTTAAATATTCCTCATTTATAACGATTGTTCCATCTGATAATTTATACCCATATATCTTAGAAGAGTTAGACATAATATTTTGAATATGTGCCCCTCCATACTCAGATAATGTACTCCTAATATCATTAGTTACAACCACATTTACTTTTCCAAAAGACCTTTTAAAGGCATCTTTCATTTTATCTACAAGACCATAGAATCGCTCCTGAGATATAGGAACAAATTCTTTATTAGGTATTGTATATCTACTAGAAGGAACTTTTACATCAATGATTTTTCCTTCTGAATCTCTATTTACTATGCAACTTCCTGCCATTATTAACAAAATTCAATATTATCGTCTTTACTTATCTTTACCCTCTTAACTTGAGGTTTAACATTCTCACTTTCAGATATATCTCTAATAGAATTATCTTGTGTAATAGAACTATCTACAACAGGCTTAGATAAATTATATTCAGCATAGCCTTCTTGATTTCTAAGTTCTACTTTACCATACACGCCGTCCCTAACTTTCTCATAAAGCTCTCCCCTAAACTTAATAAAATCATTATTATCTAAGTCAGTTAGTAAAGCATTATCTTTTAAAGTTACTTCTCCTTTAAATTCAGGCAAGGTTTCTAAATTATTAGCATAAAAGTCTCTTAATACTCCATCATTTATAGTAGGAGACTCTACTGGCGTCTCTATTAGCCCTTTTAAGGAAGCATTCCCACTGATTGCGGCATATTGCTTTAATCCTCTATACATTCCTGCAGATAGGTAGTTTTGTAAATACCTATTAGTATATTCCCCAATAGATACTTTTGATTCTAACCCATTTGGACTAATATAAAATATTTTACTTAGATTAGGATCAGAAAAAGTTTCTTTAACAAATGCAGAAAGAAATTTCTTAGGATCAATATCAATATCCATTACAGTATCTACATTGGCTTCTGATTTTTTATTAAATGTTTCTGACCCCAAGATTAATTTATACGCCCTAAGCTCCTTATAAATATCCGCATTGGTGTTTTCAGAATAATCTTCTATACCTGCACTTAGGTAATTATCTATATCTTTTTTATTTATGTCTTTATTTTCTTCGCTTACCTTAGTTGTAAATACTTCTGATGGAAATAGTGAAGGATTAGCTTGTAAAATGTTTAATAGCTCTTCATAGCTTTTATTTCTTTTTACTTTTTTATAAACATTATCACGCATGTTTACTACCCCCTTTTCCTCAAACAGTTTCTCCTCTGCGGCATTAGTATTTTCAATTACCATAGATACCCCATTGTTTCTACTTTTAGTAATGAAAGTATTTACATAGTCTGGTTTAACATCAAAATAATTATTATAGATGTTTACAAACTCTTCTATGGATTCATTAGTAGACGCCCCATCTCTACTACTAACATCATATATAAAATTATAGAAACTGGTTATAAAATCTTGGAAATCATTATATGACTTATTAGTAGCGGTATCGGATATATTTTTTATATCTATTCCATAATGCCCTAATTGTTTCTCTAAAGATTCTAAATATAATTGGACGGTAGGCAAATCATAGGCATAAACCTCAATAGGTAAGTTTATTAAAAAGTCTAACTGCCTTAATAAGCCACTAAAGTCTTGATTTATATCTAAAGATTGTTCTAAAGATATTCTAAGGTCATTAGAGGCTTTTTTAGAAGCATTTCCTGATTCTTTATTATAAACATATGTTACCGCCGCCTCCTTATTGGAAACCTCTTCTAAAATGGCTGGAACAAGCTCTGGATTAGATAGTACAATATCATCTGCTATCTGATCCGCTTTATCCATTATTTCTTTTTTAGTAGTAAGTCCAGCATAGTTTTTTAACATATCAGCCACCACTAAATCAGGATTAACAACATTGCCCTCTTCATCTACTAATTTAAAAGGCGTCTCTACATTTTCTATACTACCCGTATACTCATTTAACTTATAGTATAACTCTTGTAAAGAAGAAGTATCTTCCATATCAAGAAAATCCAAAATTTGTTCTTCTGTAAATAAGCCTGATTTTCTTAATTGGTCTTCTCTAATGCCAAAATTCCCCTCTACTGTAAAGGCTTCTACAAACTTGTCTTGTATTTCATATTCCTTCCTATTAGATAAGGTAATATCAATAAGACTTTGTATGTCCTGATTAGTAAGGGGCGATTCTCTTTTTAATTGATTAGAAAAAGTAATAAGTTGTTGTAGAGTAGGATTTTTAATTCCTAATTCCTTAAACTCGTCTGTTAGAGATACGCCATATAATTCCATAGCTCTCTCTACATCTCCTTCATAGTAATCAACTGCTCTATTAAATAAAGACGGGTGAGTCTTGGCTTTAACTGACCCGTCTAATTGAATTTCTAATTCACATCCTTTAATACTACTCATAATATTTTCAATCTTTTGGCTTCAGAAAACACATATAGTATGTCTTCAATGACATCATCGTAAAACTGATCTATCTCTTTTAATTCCTTCATTATTGATAGAATTTTTTCTCCGTTAGTAGCAAAGTCTTCAAACCAAGACAGATTATCATAGGATACATCTTTTTTACCAATATATCCATCTGAAATTTCTAAATATCCAAAATCGCCGTCTCTTTTTAAATTTCTATCTACATACAATGAAAGAGTTACATTGTTTTTGCCTATATTTATGCTATTATAAAACATTATAATTTATATCTTTAAATTCGTTATAAGCATTCATGAGCATATCCCCAAAAAGTCTAAATAACATGTTTAGTAGTCTCGGCTCTCGTTGATATGCTACATAAATACTGTAGAGATTCTCTCTTACAAAGTTTTCATGTTCTATTAACCATTCATCATCAATACGCAATGGTATGTAATTACTCTCTTTTAATTCTGAATAAAATTCATCATAATCTAGTACTTCAATATCTGTATTACTCATGCTTGTTTTATTTTAAATTCATGTCGCAATATAGTGAAACATACCTTATTAATGAAAAATGTTAATAGTTTAGTTAAAGGAAAATATTTTGGAAGTCGTGGCATTGGAATCCTGCCGCTCCTTTATGTCCTCCTCCTCCTCTATGAAAAGCAATATCAGACACATCTACATCTTCAGAATTACTTCTTAAACTTACACTCCATTTTCCTTTATTGTAGGTAAAACCTACAAATATATCTATATCTTTGGTATCTACATCATCAAACATATTAGAAGAGAATACATTAGTATTAATACATAATGCCTTATATTTACCATAAGCATCTTTTACTACAAAAGACTGCTGATTAGCAATACTTTTATTTATACTTCTCACATATCTCTGAATAACTTTACCTTCGTTAATTTCTTGTGTAGGATCATATGAAACATCAAACCATTTATTTACAGGCACATCTTCTGGAGAAGAGACTACACTATAACTATATAATTTGAAAGGCAATATACTCTTTTTCCATTCTGAAGTAGTACTACCTCGCCAAGTGTCATATAGTCCAACTAATTCAACACATCTTGGAACTTCTCCTCCAAAATAATGTTTCCATCCTAATTCACAAGCACTTAAAGAGTTATCATAAAAATAATTAAAAGGCACTTTCTTTAACTTGTCTACCTGCTTCTTAAAAGAAATGTGGTGATCTATTACAGTTAATTCCACATGCTCTGCCACTTCTACCATGTAATCAATAGGAAAGGTTACATCTATCATTACTACATGTTCATACTTCATTAGTTTACTTAATGGAATCAACTCATCGGCATAATCCCAACCTACCAGCTTTATATCTGGAAATTTATGTTTTAATACTGCTCCAGATACAAATCCGTCCATGTCCTTACTGTGGTAAATACCTAATCTTTTCATATGTTATACTAATTTATAAAAGTTTTTAAATCTCCTCCGTCCTCTAAGTGACCTCTTAATTGAATAAATCCTCTGAATCCTCTTCTTCTTGGATCATTTAACTCATCTTTACTCATAGCTTTTCCAATCATCTCAAAAACAGAATAGTGACCATTTTCAAGGCAATGATTGAATAATCCTCTTGCCTTCTGTATTCCCATCTCATTACCATCTCCTATTGTAGTATAACTTGTATGAGCCGTTAGACCGCAAGATAATTTAATAGTATCTTCCATACTTATGTCAGGAGTAAAAATAGGAGCATCAGCATAAGGAATATGAAGTTCTCCAGGTTTTAATTTTTTCGGTTTAGATAATCTTAAGGCATCATACATCTTTTCTGCCAAATCCATGAAGTGAATCTCAGCGTGTCCTTTATTACTTAATAACCATGCAAGGTCTTCTATTTGATAAGGAACACCAAAATAATCTTCAGCCTCTAACTCAATATCTTTCTTACTTTTTCCTTTAAATACTGCCCCATCAATATTGATTTCGTATTCTGGACATCTTTGATTAAATAGGTGTTCAAATGCCTCTCTTGTTCCTGTTACAAGTTGAGTTACCCACATGTAAGGCTCGACCAACCTGTTGCTCAGCTGTTTCGTCACCCCCAGTTCAGTCAGCTTCTTAGCCTGCTCAACCGCCTTATCTCTAGCTGTCAGCCACTCTAAATCCCTCTCTCTAATCTCCTCTTCTGTGGTAAAGTACTCTGTTCCCTGCATACCTTTGTGAGTCCGCTGATAGGCCATCGGTAGAAAAGGATCATTCTCAATTACTTCCACTACTTTGTTAAACGGTTGAGCGCGAGACGACGCCGTGATTTTTGTGACAGATTTATAAGTATTCAATTGAGCTAAGATGATACGAGGATAAGTGAGTCTATAAGTAATAAGCTCATCTCCCGTTTCAATGTTTCTACTATGAGCCACAATTTCGGCTCTAATGTTTTTTGATCTTTCTTTTAAATTCATTATATTTATTTGTTTTTAACATATCCATCTTTTTCTATTATCTTGGAAAGGAAATCAAGACCTTTCTGATAAATTACAGTTTTTAAATAAACCATCCTGTCATTATTAGCAGTATTCCAAGTTGTTTTTATAACTCTAAAATAACCTGCGTCTACATATCTTTGATATGGAGTGTTGTTTGACATTAGTATTCCTTTATCTCTCAAATATTGGAATAATTTATTTTTTCCAAGCCCTTTATAGTTTAAAACTTTAACTGCCTGCCAGAAATGAAGAGTTGTTTCTGGTCCTGATATAGTATCATAAAATTCTACTTTTGGCTCTACCTCTACCAATTTCTGTAACTGCTCTTCAATAATTAATTGTTGTTCATGTATTAATTTTAATGCTTCTTCGAGAGTCTGTAGATTTTGAGATTGTCGATATTTTTCCACTTCCTCGGGTACAATTTCAGATACCAATAAATCTTTATTTTCTATCATAATAACTATATTTTAAATTATATTGCAAATATAACACAATTATTTATAACTTCCAAATAAAAATCGCACTATCAAATAAATGATAATGCGATCATATTAGTTTTTACCTCCTCTAGCTCGTTTGTCTCCAGCAGTTCCAATACCATTTTTACCTGTCCTGCCTCGATTAACTGCACTAGTAACATATCTTCCTGTAGCATGGTCATAATCTTTTCCTGACCTATCTACACCTTTCTTATCGGCCTCTCTATTTTTTAGAATTAATCCTACTCTCTTCTTTACTTGGTCTGGCTGTTTGTTATATTCTTTTTGCTTCTCAAGTTTCTTTTTATAAGATCGTGGATTTTCTTTATAATAGTCGGCACTACTTTTTCCTTTTGCTTTGTTTGGCATAAATTCTAATTATATTTTAGCTGACATCTTCTACATATTTTTCCTGTGTTGCGGCCAATGTAACATTTACTCGATTACCATTTTTACTTGCCAAGTTTACTTTAACAGTTGAGGAAACATAGTTAGGGTGTGCGGTATCCTCATTACATACTGGTGAAACAGGCTTTAAAACTCCACCAAATTCTATATAACTCGGTATCAGTGCAGATAGATTAAGAGTTATCTCCTTATTAGTAGGTAAAGTTAATAAAGTAGTTTCTGGTAAATTATGTGTAGGATCACTATCAGTTAGTACTCTTACCTTAGACCATATAGAACTTCCATCTACTTTTAATTCCGCATCTCCTTGCACTCCTACATATCCTACTAAACTCAAAAATGTTACATTTACTTCTTCTGTAGGTAATGGAGAATCAATCATAAACTTTATTGTGTTTACGCCATTACAATCTTGTGTAGCATAGTTCCCAGAAATAATTCTAAAACTACTCTTGCTATTTACTATTTTAATTGTACTCATACTTATTATACTATATTATGACAACCATTAGATTTGTATTCTATTCTTTCTCCTAAGAAAATAGCATATATAGAGGTAGCTTTATCCTCATCACCACTTAACGGCACACAATGTGTACAATCAAAAGCCAATGTTACATAACTATTACTATGATTACTCCATGCGTGAGTTACAGTATTCAATGGCTTAACTTCAACTGTAAGAGTCATTTCAGAATTGAATTTTACTCTAATACTATTACTTTTAGTGGTTTTAATATCATTGTCTCCAGTTTTCCCACTAAGGTAAGCAGGAGTTGCCATAGGAATGGTATCCGTATATGTTGTTGCCCCGTTTAATGTTCCTCCGACCACATCTATTTTTAAAGATGCTCCTGGATTAGAACTGAAAAATGTTAGTGGGAAATCCTCATCTACAGGCGTTGGACTTGTTACTTTATATTTTAGTACTACCTTTCCACCTCCATAAAGAAAATTGCATCTTGTCCTATCATAATCCTGAATTATCTGAGGAGTAAAAGTAATTTTCTTTCTGTTTTTAATACTTATATTCGCCATAGTTTTATTTATTTATCTAATCTCAAACCTACACAAACAGGAAATCTTGGTATACCTTCATCAGTATATTCAAAGAATCTTATTTCGGCTGTTTTCCCTATGTAGTCCTGTTTATTTTTTAATATTTCTTCTCGTTCTTCAAAAGAAAATCTCATGCCTGTCCCAAATGTTCTTCCGTCAGGCAGTTTGCATACAAATATTCCTTGATCCTGCCGCTTTTCTGATGGAATGACATCTACAATTTCACATGCTTCATCAATAAAGTCTTTTAGTTTGAGCAAATAAGAAGATCTTTTGTTAATATCATACTCATGCTCTCCCCACCTTACTATGGACCCCTCATATCCTTGTCCAATAAATTCAGAATGATATTTTTCTATATCTTCTTTATTATTACACAAATAAGTTGGAACAAGTTCAAGATGTTTAAAATCATTATTACTAAATAATTCTTTTAATTCTTTATATCTTTCCTCAAAAGATTTCCCTTTAAGAATTATATCATAGACATGATATATTATTCTTTCTGATTCATTTGGAACATATTTTTTAATAAGTTTCATGTTATCTTGGAAAGATAGTCCATGTTCATATAATTCTCCGTCTAAAATAAGCCCTAAATTTTCAACTTCTTTTAGAATATGCCTCATTGTATCAATAGACTTGTTTTTTCTTGAAATAAGCCCTTTATTGAGGCTGAGACATCTCATTCCGTCAAGTTTAGGTTGGATATATACAGGATAACTTATTTTATGCTCTTCTTTTGAAAACTCTTTTGCTAACATCGGCAGTATTACTTCCTGTTCCGCCGCCGCTTCTACAGTTTCAAAATATCCTTCTTCTAATTTGGCTTTTAGTTTGGATTCCATTTCTAAAACAGCCTGCTGTTCAGGTGTAGTTTCATTTACTTTTCCTATATTCTTGGCAACGCATTCTGATTTATTTATTACTGCGTTAGGAGAGTCAAGTAGCCCAGACTCCTGGACTACAAAACTTCCTTCTGTATATAATTTCAAGTAACGAACTTTTCCTTTACTATCTAATTTATATATTGTTTTATGATTCACAACTTGAACATGTTATAATGTTTGTTAATAATTCTTTAGCCACACTTGAGCTTCGTTGATAATAAAGACCTTTAATTCCCCACTTCCATGCATCAATCATCATAGCATTTACCTCTTTAACAGGTACTTCTGCTGGAATATTGATGTTTAAGGACTGCCCTTGATCAATATACTTTTGCCGCAACTGTGCTAGGACCAAAATATGCCTTTGACTTAGCTCCCTAAAAGTCTTAAACACTTCTTTTTCTTGTGGAGTTAAAAAGTCAAGACCTTGTACTGAACCTTGTGCTAACATTATCTGTCTCCACACTTCTTCTGTATTTTTGCCTTTAGATTCAAGTAGTGCAGTTAAGTACTTATTCTTTCTAATAAAGTTACCTTTAGCTAATCCTACTTTATAGTAGTTTGAAGAATAAGGTTCTATACCTGGACTGACTTGACCAAGGATACTAGATGATGAGGTTGTCAATTTTGTTATCCATATGGCTCTTTATCCATATGCTCTTATGATTTATCATCTCATAAGTTCAGACTATATAATCACCTTAGTACTATTATAGTACCTTAGGGCAGGATTTCGTGGTATCTCATCGCCATAGAATAAATTCCTTAGGCGGTACATACTAGTCGTTGAACCTTTTAGCTATTTCTAACTAAAGTGGCTGCTGATTGTCCTTTAATGACGGAGTCCCAGCAATTAACCCTGTTTCTTTTGAGTAGGTCTCCCTACAAAGCTCCCCCAACTTAAGGAGCGATCGCCATCACAGTTGTGTTTCTCTGTTTCTTATGTTCAGGATAATTATCAATCTCATTGTAGATTGGAGCAGGACCATAAATTTTTGATAACGCCTTCGTTGCTCTTAACGCCTCTCTACGCAAATATCCAAAGATTTCTTGTGTAATTACCTTAGTCTCTGAAGCATTAAATGAGATATTATGTTTCTGAAAATAAGAGTGATACCCTAATACCAATATGTTCATTTTCGTTCGCCTACAAAAACCGCCTTAAAAAGACTGCTACATGTTTCCATGCAGATCGGACTATATCTTAGCAAATACTTGCTCTTCCCTTTTCGGATAACCATAACGACTTGTTACCCTACTCTACTCTCATTACGATTTCGATAGTCTCTGAACGCACCTTATAAAAGGTTTCGCTGCTGATTCCCATATCATAGTGACTTAGGGTTCCAGCAATTAAAGAAGTTTATACTCGGCATATTATGGTCTACCGAGTCCTAAAGCTCTGTGCCTCTTGGCAAAGTTATGAGAATTTTGTAAATAATAATTTCCATCTGTCTTCTCAATAAACTCCGACATTACAGCATCTAAGAAGTAAATAGCATAGTATACTGCATTAGTATCTTTCCACTCATCATAAAGCTCCAAATTCATAGATGATAGACAGCATACGAATGATTCATCAGTGGAGTCGGGAAGTGCAATTTCCGAGCAATTAGCTACTATAACTCCCTGATTTCCAATACTTAATAGGAAATTATGAGAATCATTTAAAACTTCTAAACAATAAACAGGTACCTCATCTTGTAGAGATATAAGTTCATTTTCCTTTATTGATATGCTCCCTACTTTTTTCAACCCATATGCTCCACTTGATGCCAATTTATCCTCTGAAGTCAAGTATTGAGCTTCTTTGTATTCCCCACTATCCAATAAAAATCTATGATCAGGAGTACATTCTACAGTATACCCATCTTCAAATGTAAGTCTATTAAGTTTAGATGTATATCCAACTAACATGACCTCTTTTACCCCAACTTGCTTAATCTCACCATTATCTTTACACCAAACTTTGAGATTTTCCAAATTCTCTCCTTTACCAAACTTAGAGTATAGTGATTCAAATGAAATCTCTATATTCTCACCAGCTATATTAGTAAAGACTTTAGCATCCCCAGTAAAGCACAAATTTGAGTGAGTTATTTTTAAATCTAAGTCCTTATAAATCTGAGACTTATTTTTGTTATTGTTGTCAGTAAAGAATACATAAGGGAGACCTTTTTGCTGCCTTGATTCTAATATTCTTGCCCACAACTTTCTTTTCTCAATATCTCCATCTATCATCTCTTGCATCCAATAGTCAGGTACACACACACTGAAAAATAGATTTTGAATAGGATTACCTATATCTTTTATTTGTAAAAACTCCTCTATATCTGGGTGGTCTATATCTAAGTATGCTGCAAAAGATCCTCTTCTTGTCAATTGTGTTCCACCAAGGTCGTTAATCTTAGTGCGTTCTCTAATGAACTGCTGTAAGCTTTCCTTACATGTTCAGACTATATCTTTACCAATTAAGGTAGCGTATGTTTCCCTTTCACTTGAAGGTACTCCCTAAGGATAGTCGTTGAACCCTTCCCATTTCACAGGGACATCGGCTGCTGATTGCCCAATACTGACAATTTTTAAACATTCACACTTATCTTTTCAGATTATGTTGTAGTTTGTCAGTCTCTAAGGGTGTCCCAGCAATTAATACGCTAGTTTTACAGGTATCCCCAAGAATAAAACTTAAGATCCCTGTGATACCACATCCATAGTAGTATCAAACATCTTCATAAAACTCACTGCTCCAGAAGATTTTCCATTATCTGTTATGGCTGCTCCTCTTCCTCTTAACTCTCCGAAATACCCAGAAGTGCCGCCACCTATCTTAGTCTGCATGATAACTTCCCCAACTTTATGAGTGATTCCCTCAATATTGTCTGGAATGCTTACTCCGAAGCAGTTGTGTACAAATATCTGCGGCTCGGGTAGATAAAAGTTATGACTTGGATGGTCTACCTCTATGTCATATACTGAAGTAGGCTCATCTGCCCAAACACTTATAACATCTACAACTGTTTTATATGACTCTCCTTGAAGCTTATCAAATGTTTTTAATTCACTTGCTGGGACATATTCTCCATCTGCTTTCAATATTAAGTGGTCTGGTGTACATCTTAAGTTGAGTGTATTTGCTGCCCCCACGCTAATATGAATAAATGATTGAGTTTTTTTAGTCTCCCATACTTTATTTATTTTAGCATACTCTATTTCTTTGGTATCTGTATTAAATACTTTTATCTCGTATCCTCTTACTCCTTCCTCCCATTTTTTAGTTAATTCTTCTATTGGTAATGTTATAATACCTTTATCGGTCTTAACTTCAATTAGAGTATCTCCTGTTAAACAACTAATGGGAAGTCCTCTCTGCGTACCCATGTTTGCCCATATAGGACTACTTAAACTCATCCAACCTCTTTCTATTATTTCTTTGAATACGGGCTGTAATTCCATGTTATCTAACCTTTTTGCTGCAGCAGTTGTAATTCTGTCTACCGCTCCCTCTACCGTCTCACCGTTTAATAAATACCCTCTGTTTAGTACTGCTAACGATTCATCGTTTATCCACCAATACTTTGGACTGTATTCTTTTCCTTCTTTTAAATTTAACATTATTTTATTATGAATTTTATTGATTACATTTCAATCTAATAGATAATCGTCCATTTCTAAATCTAATTTGTCCCAATTATCTAAATCTTCTATTACTTTTTTGGTTTCAAGGTAATGCCTCATGTATTTATCCTTGTCGCCTTTAATAGTTACTATTCTACCAGAGAAGGACTCTTTTTGTATGTCGTCCCAATGCCCCTTCCATTCGTGGCTGAACTCCTCAAAATCAGAAAAAGTATCTATCATAGACAGATACTCTTTCTTTGCTAATTCCTCATCCTTTTTATCGTACTTCATGCTATCAGTTTTTTAGAACGGTAAATCTCCGTCGTCTTCATCTTCGTCTATAACAGACTTGCTTTCTGTCTTTGTGTTTTCAGGCTCACTTGCAGCTGGTTTTGATTGCTCAGTATTTTGAGGCTGCTGTGCATTTAGATTATTTTCCTTAATAAAATCTTCTGCCCTTGTTAATGCCTCAGTCTGCAAATCATCAAAGTTCCATTTTTTAAGCTTCTCATTATAAGTTGCTTTAGGTAACTCTTCTCCCCACTCTACTTTAACTTCTTTACCTTCACTATCTTTTTCATTAGGATAAGTAATTAATACCGCCTGATAAGATTTGTCATTGCTTTTACTTTCATACAATGAGAACTTAACTTCTTTAGTAACATCAATATTTTTAATTGATCTTGCTAAAGCGTAAAAAGCACTGTCTGTTACAGGAAACTGTATCACATATCTTTGTCCGTCATCTTCCAAAGTTAGATTGAAGACCTGTCCGTAATTTCCATCTACTAAATATGCTCTTACAATTTTACCAGATACATTATTTACATACTGTCTGTAAGATACATTTCCTTTACTATTTGTATGTTCTACAAAACCTTCTCTTGGTTCTTTAGAATAGATATACAATCTTTTAGATGCATTATCTATCTGTAGATAAGTTGTAGGAGCACCTCCTCCTGAATAACTAATTGCCATAATTTTCTATTTTTCTAATGTTTGTCTTTCTTTTTTTAAATCTCTATTTAAAGCAAGTACATCTTCATATTTCTCTGGATATCTTACTTTAAGTTTTTCTATATTTCTTTCAAGCCCTTTTTGGAGGTTTTCTACTCCAATTAACTGTGCAATGGTAAATACTAATCCTCTTAGTATTTCACCTTCTTTTTCTACATCAACAGGCTTACCATAGATACAATGTTTTTTTACAATATCGGCAAACTTTGAAGTGTAATATGGAATATGCTCATCTTTAACTTCTAAGTCTACTAAAACCATTGTCGGAAAATCTTCTAAATTAAGATTTCTAAGATTACAATAGTTAGCAATATACCACATCATGTCACACAGTTCTTCCTGCCTATTAACACTGTCGGTGGCGTCCACATATTCTTCCCACTCGGACATTACTCCCGTGACCATATGAAAGAGGTCTACGGAATTATTTCCCGACCTCTTTAAGGTCCTTTCTGATAATTTTTGATAATCTCTAAAATTCATTTACTTGTTTGTTTTAATCAATGTTAGCTTTGAAATTGGGAGGAGAATTGAACTCCTTTTAGCACCACCTGCTCCCAACTAATGTATAACTTTAACTTTAATTTTTATATGTCACTGCAAAGATACAACTTCTATTTTAATCTTGCAAATTATTTCAACAAAATTATTGAAAATTTACATTACATCTCTACAAAGCCCCTATATCTCGTAATCTTGACAGATTCATTTAGATATTTTGGATGTATGACAGCATCATTACACATAATTTCTTTTGCTTCTTGATAAGTTAAGTCAGCATCGGTGTCACAAAACTTAATAATCTCCCTATCAATATCAAGCCTTCCAACATACTGCTTAACAAGTTTGCTAGATGAATAGTAATTTGCCCAGTTAGATTCTTTAATAACATGTTCATAAGTTTTTTTTCGTTTATCTTTTAAAGCTGCCACTTCTTTCTTACCGAAATTTCTCTTTCTTTTAGTATATAGGTTTTTCTTCCCTATGTACCAAAATTTAACATCTCCTGTTTTTTTGTCTTTTAAAGTCAATCTATATACAAATCCTATTACTTTAGGTAATATTTTCTGCATATCAGAAATACTCTTGACAACATCTCCTTTGTAAGTCCAGTATTTAATTTTTTCTCCCATTTGTGTTTTTATTTTATTTTATAATCCATCTGTTCGTGTTATCCCCTCTCCTAACAAAACTTTAAATGCTTCTTTAAAATCTAACATATTTTTATATGACCAATTAAAGTTTCCTGTCATCATCCACAGTACATATCTCCTGTCCCGCTCGAATATTTCTCTTGCTGACTTGCCCTTATATTTTCCAATAGGCATTATCAGTTTATCAGGATCTACTCCTGTATTCAATGTTCTTGTAGTATTAGAAGACTTTTTACCATATTTAGCTTCATATGACCTTTTAACACTTTCCCTACTTGGCATATTCCAATTACCAAAAGGAAATCCCGTCATAAGTCTGTCTCCATTCCACATTGCCCATCCAGAGGTATAATCTTGCTTTTCGTAGGAAATGTTTTCTATTCCCCCAAATCTCTCGTAGTTATTAGTAAAGTCTACTATAGTACCTGTTTTTCTGAATTTAGTTCCATCAGGTCTTATTATAGGTCTACATATCCTTCCGATAATTTGATGATATAGAGCAAAACTATTAGTGTTACGGGCAAGTATTATTGCATCAAGTTCAGGGTGGTCAAACCCTGTGGTCATGGTAGCAACATTCACTAATCCTTTTAGTTTACCTATTTTAAAGTGTCTAACTATTTCCTCTCGGTCTTTTTTATTTGTATTGGCGGACACCACTCTAAATTCAGGACATTTACTTGCAAGTCTATCCGCAATCTCAATAGAAGGTACAAAAATCAATATACTTCTTTTTCCCTCAGCACGCAAATCGTTAAACTCATCAATTATTTTTTTGTCAAGATCATTGTTTTCATAGAAAGTGATAATACTTTCTTCTCTAAAGTCTGACCCAGATGAATTTAATACTAAGTCCTCTTCATTCATAGGTTTATGTCTATATTCCAACTTTGCCCAATAATCATTTTTGATGTCTGCAATCTGTGTTATATGGAAAATATCCGCCCCAAACCAAAATGATCTTTTAGATCTATTTAACATTTTTAATTCTGCACCTCCTCTATTAGTACTCACCAACTGTATAGGGGTGGCGGTAAGTCCTATGATCTTTTTGGGTTTAATTTCTTTCAAGAACTGATTGAACTTAGACTCACTTGCTACTTTACCATTTTTAAGTTGGTTAGTAGAAAACAAGTGACTCTCATCTATACATACATATTCTATATCTTTAAATAACTCAGGATTTTTAACTAAACTCATAGGTGTGGCATAAGTTAAAGTAGATATGTCCTTACTATTTAAAGAAGCAGAATAGACTGTAGGATTAAGTCCAATGTTTCTCGCTTTTTCTAAGTTCTGTTTCAACAGTTCCTCTGATGGCTGAACCACCAATAATTTCTTTCCTTTTAAACAATCGGCAATTAAGGATATAAGAATACTCTTACCACACCCCACAGGAGCTACCAACAAACCTTTAGTATGCTCACTGTCTTTAAGAAACTTCTTTATATCTTCTAATGCCCTCCTTTGATACGGTCTTAATTTCATTATCTATCTATTTATTTTTTAATTCCACTTTCAGAGTAGAAATCTATTTTATGCTTCCCACTATTCATGGCGGCTTCTCTCGCCACAAAATCTACTCTCTCATTATATTCATGTCCTGAATGACCTCGTATCCAATTAAAATTTACTTTTTGTCTTTGTAGTACATAATATAATCTTCTCCAAAGATCAGAATTTTTTACTCCCGAAAATCTTTTTGATGCCCAGCCGCTAAGCCACTTATTAACGCCGTCCACAACATACTTACTATCAGAGTATATTGTAGCATTGCTATGATCAACTTGAATCCGTTCAAGAGCTACTATCACTGCTAATAACTCCATTCTATTATTAGTAGTGTATCTAAAACCCTCAGATATTTCTCTATATCGCTTAGTATCATTACACATCGTAATAAAAGCATAACCGCCAGGTCCTGGATTTTGAAGGCATGACCCGTCAGTATAAATGGTTAGATTCAATGGTTTAGAGGTCTTCTTCTTGGTTTTTAGATTCATTCTTCTTCATTTTATCTTTAATCTTTGTTTCTAATTCTTCTGTTAATTCAGGATTATCTCTAAGAATAGCCTTAACTCCTTGACCACCTTGTCCTAATTTAACATCTCCATAGTTATACCAAGAACCACTCTTATTTATAATTCCTGTTTCCACGCCATGAACTAATATTTCTGATACTTTATCAATACCCTCTCCATATAGAATATCAAATTCACATACTTTATTTGGAGTAGTGGTTTTGTTCTTAGCACTTTTAACCTTTACAATATTGTTAATCGGCTCTCCTTTATCGTTTTTATCTGTTCCAGCTTTCTTAGAAATCTCTAATCTAATAGAGGCGAAAAACTTCATAGCATTACCTCCTGTTGTAGTCTCTGGATTTCCAAACATGACTCCAATCTTTTCTCTAATCTGGTTGATCCAAATAACTATTGTTCCTGTCTTGGATGCTTTTGGGGTAATAATTCTACATGCCTGTCCCATCATTCTTGCTATTCCTCCCATCTGAGCATCTCCAATATTTCCTTCTAATTCTTTCTGAGGAACTAGGGCGGCAATAGAGTCCACAACTGCCAGAGATACCTGTCCAGAATCTACCAACTGAGTTAAAATATCTAATGCCTGTTCTGCACTTCCTGGTTGAGAGATAATAAACTTTTCTTTATTAAGTCCTAATGCTTCAGCATAATCCATGTCAAAAGCATGCTCTACATCTATAAGTGCTACATATTTCTCAGGATATTTTTTCTGTGCCTCTACCATAGCATGGATACATATTGTAGTTTTACCCGAACTCTCTTTTCCATACAGTTCCACAAACCTGCCTTCTGGGTAGCCGCCTCCTGTTACATAATCAATTCCTATACTTCCACTTGGGATTCTTTCAACATCTATTTCATGAGTGTCGTCTCCAAGAAGTACATTTCCTTTTCCGTGTTTTGCATTAATATTATCTAATGCTTTTTTTAATTTGTCATTCATTTTATTTAAGCTATTGTATTAGATTTATATACTCTTATCATTTCTGATATTACAGAATATGCTTGAGATAAATTACCTGTTCTTTCTAATTTTTCTAATTTGGTTTCCCTATTTTTAATTGATTTTACTGCGTTTACATTAACTCCATATCGGTAGTATAGATCTTTATAAACTCTAACCCAAACATCTTTATAATCTGCTCCTACCATAGTAGCATAACTACGAACAAGCTCATTTATTTTACTTCTTAGTGATTGTTCAGGCATTGGTTCATCTGATAATGGAAGTAATGATAGTTGCTTTTGACTATCTTGATATTGGTCGTAGATGAAGTTTATCTTATCATCCATAGCGTTCATTCGCTTTTCCATCTCAACCATTGCTTGAGCCTGAGCAGCGATTAGTTCCAATGTGGTCATAGGTTTTGTGACTACTTCCCTCAATTTCTTCTCGCATTCAATAAAATACCTTCTTGCTTGTCTACCTTTATCGTTACCTTCAACCATTGCAAGTTCCTTAGCCATGTCCAAAGTTAAGGCATATTCCTTTAGTGGTCGACCTCCATTAGGGTTTTTCATAAAATTCTGAAAAACCTCAAAGTCCTGATTTTCAATGAATCCATACTTATCTATACGGTCTTTAATCCAATCTGCAAATTGTTGTTTACTCTCTAAAAACTTGTGAAGCTCTCTCGCTGATACTACTTGGCTTCCACTTTCTGTTGTTGAAATTTTAATTAATTGTTGCATATTTATAATATTTAAATGTTAATACTCTATGAACTACATCTAACCTAAACGACTTTATTTTTAACTATTAAGTTAGATTTATATTATATTTTACTTCCTCCAGCGTATAACTTACTGATTTTTAACAAGGAGGAAATTTTTCATTATTGTGATTCTAATTATATTTATGGGGTGACTTGAAATCACACCATTTTCTAAACGCTCTCCTTTATTGTAGAATACTTATCTCCGTGTATTAATATTATTTGTGTCTTACCGTTCTTATGTACAAGCACATTGGCATGATACCAGGCTGATAGTCCTCTGTTATACTCAAGCCTCAATTTTGTAAGAGTTCCTGTAGTAGTCAAATTATCTATCTTTAATGGAGAGTGAGTATGCCCTGTGACAAGTTTAGTGTTTAACCTTTTAAACTGCGTATAACTACCTCGGCTTCCCCCAGCTCCTAAATGACCATGAACTGCTAACTCTACTCCATTTACCTTAAAACTGTCATTATCTGTAAGGACTACTACTTTATCATCAAATCTCTCCTTAATATTGTATCCTAATATTCCTTTTGGTAGCATTCCATCGGCTCTAAGCTTTCCATATTTGAGATATGAATATTTATTTTTTTCTTTTCTCCAATCTATATCTACAAGCCATCTATCTACAAATTCATCGTGGTTTGATCTTACTACAACAGGATTGTATTCTAATAATTCTCCTACAAAGTCTACACACCTTTCTATCTCGCAGTCCATGCACCAAGTGCCGTCCAATTCCCGCTGCAAACTTTTAAATGGGTCTTTTCTTTCGTGGTGAGAAATAGAAGAGCTATCTAGTAAATCATGTAATACCACATGTTTGGGTTTAAACCTTTCTAACATCTTAAATGAGGTGTCTAAGGCGGCATTATCTGTTGCCTCTCCGTAATGTAAGTCTCCCAACACTACTGCATCTACGGCGTCGCTTTCAACAGTCACTAGCTCGTTGTCCACACGAAAATCTAAGTCATAGAACGCTCCATCTTTATCTGCTGATACCTGCCTTATATTAAACTCATTATCGTTAAATTTCTCAACTATTATAAACCCAAAGACATGGTGGAACTCTCCTTTTTTACCTGCCTTAGAATCGGTATAGTTTTCTAATGTCACCGACCCCGTGCTTGCAAGGAATTTAGCTTTACTTCCTTCTAATGTAGGAACTGTTACAAAATGTTGCCTTGGGTGTCCTATGATACAAGAGCTTTCTCCTGTTAGTCCCTCAATTCCTGAAAGAGGCATGGCGGCCGTAGGTTGTGTTTTTAAATCTCCCGCCACGGTTAAATATTTATGTATTTTATACCTACTGGCAATTAAATATGGAGTAAGTGCCTCGTCCCACCAATCATTAGGTAAATCCTTAAAATTACTTGTAGGGTTTTTATACCTAATAGGGATTACCTCTATTTCTGCTCCTATATGTTTAGCATATGCCACAATGTTTTTCCAAAATGGTTTATGAATTTCAGAAGCATTCTGTGCCGATGTAACAATATAATATTTAGCATCATTACAATGTTGCCTTGTCTGGGCGTTCTTAAATACCTCAGAATCTTCTATTTTAGCATTATTAGTAGTTAGACCTTCCTTACTTACCCATTTCCTTATTTTTCTTCCTAAAGTAGAATTATAAGGAATACCATACTTTTCAGATAGCACTTTCGCCACCTCTTCAGAGCTTTTAAATTTCTTATAAAGAGTTATAACCTCCTGTAAATGTTTGTTTTTATCAAGTCTGTTTTTAATTTTACTCATATTTCTAATTTTAAAATTAAAATTTTTTGCAAATATAAAACTAATTTTTTAATTTTGCAAACATTATCAGTGAAATATGAATGATTAAAAATAATTTAACATATTTGGAGGTTTAATTTTTAATTTTTATATTTGCTGCGAATTTAGTAATTGGACTAATTCGAGAAGAAGATATTTGAAATAATGTTTACAATCACTATAGGAGATTAAGTGTAACTACAAGGAAACTTTATCCCTTTAGTATTTGTGGTGAAATAATGGGAGCCAGGACTATTAATTGGTAATTTTTAGACGCCAGCTCCGCATGCTATTACTCAGTCGGGACTGCATGAAACATAACATAGGCGTGCAGATGCGGTGGGGTATAACTCAAGGAGTTGATATTTGTTGTGGTTGACAAATGTTACTTGAGTACCTTAGAAATAGGGTGTAGGCTATATCAAATACTATACATAAAGGCAACAAAGGTCAGACTGCCTATAGTGATTTTCACATAAAGTAATTTAGTTAATTGACTACACCTATAGTGGGGCTCTTTCATATTTTAGAAATTGTCGTGCGAAAGTGTAACTCAAACTTTATTATGTAGAGATGCGGACTGTGTGCAGGAAAGGCGATATATCGTCGAGGAACCCACATAAGAAGCTAATGTGATATATCATAGGGGTTTAACGGCTCACACTGATTTGCCCTATGACGAATGCCCCTTAAATGAGGTCTGGGGAGAGGACGACGAAGTGGTGAGTCCTCGGGAGGTAATGAGACAAAAATCCCAAACATCATCACACGTGGGTGCGGGGAGGTGTTATGACCAAACTGTTCAATGCGTAATAGCATAAACTACGGAGTTCCCTGATGGTCAATAGAATCATACCTGGAAGCGGTACTATTGATATGCTAGTCGTAGGCTGAGATTAGTCACTGAATGTAAAAATTTGAGGACTTTTCAACATCAAAAAAAGGTGTCACCTATACGATACAAGTTACTTGAATTTTTGGAGATTTGTACTTGAAGAAGTCAGTACATAAAAATCCCAAAAATACCCTAAAATGGCAAGAACTTGTGGGTGGGGCCTAGGGGACTCCGTAGGAAAAGTTTTTTGTAACTTACTGATAATCAGTAAAAGTACTTCAAAATTACCCAAGATCACAAGATCACAAATTCAACTCTTAAATAAATAAAAATCTATAAAAAATTAACTCCCTAAATCCAAAAAGATCACTTCAAAAGGTGAGTGGTTAGGCAGCGGGTCAGTGGACGCACATTACAGTTCACTTTCAGTTAAGAAAATACACAAATAAATAGTTAAAACTTAAGATTTGAAGTACTTTAGGTTCAGTCTACAGTTGCCTTTGGGACGGGAAGCAGTGAATGACTGCTGTATGCGTCCACAGATCACTCACTAAATATTAATATTTTTACAAATAAATTTGTTTTATATAAAATAATTTCTTATATTTGTAAAGTATTTTAAAAAATATGTTATGAGTAGGAAATTCAGATTAAAAACTATATTAGTTAATTCAAGACCTACAGAATACTCAGTTTATTTAGTTGAAAATGGTAGAGAAATTGATATAGAAACTATAGTGGGAGTAGGGAGATCTCAAGCTGAATTGTTTGGACTCTTTAAGTTTATACCAAAATATGCTGATCGAAGTAATGAGGATGTGTTTGAGGTAAGTGATCGTACAGATTACTCCTGGAGGTACATGACATTTCCATTTCCTGGAGTAAAGCATGAGGGTATTTTTAATAAAGTCATGGGGATAAAAAATAATTATCCAAGGCTTGTGATTAAAGAATTTTCTAATAAAAAACAAAAAAAGCAGTCCAAAGGAAAACAAAAAGTTAAAACTAAAGAAGAGCTTTGGAAAGAGAAGATGAAGCAGCCTGGAATATTAGATCGTTATGTCAATGTTCGTAGGACATCATAATAAAGAAATTAGTTCATTCATAGTATTAATATTTATGTTAGGGGAGAGTAGGAGTTTCTTGCTCTCCTTTTTATTAAAAATAATGAGCAGACAAGTAAAATCAAAAAAGCGGGTAGCAGACCATGGTGAAGTGTTTACTAATGAGAGGGAGGTAAAGGCTATGGTAGACTTGGTGTGGAAAAATCTGGCGGAAGAGGACAAATATAGACCAATCACTGCTACATTCTTAGAGCCTTCATGTGGGACGGGCAATTTCCTCATAGAAATATTAAATAGGAAAATATCTCTCTTAAAAGAAACTAACTATAATTTTGGGCTATATATGGTTTTGATAGCAGGCAGCATATATGGAGTAGAGCTATTAGAAGACAATGCTAAGGAATGTAGGGAGAGGCTGATGAATTGTTTTAAAGACAATATTCCTAATTCTACTGATAATTACGATGATTTAATGAGATCAATAGAGTTCATTATAAACAATAATATAATAAATGGTAATACCCTTGAATATTCTACGATAGAGGGCAATCCTATTGAATTTGTTAAATTGGAGCGTGGGGAAGGAGATATTATAAAAGTCAGCAAACATTGTTTTAGATCTATGACAGATGGAACAGGAAAGTTTTTAGCCCGATTTGGACCTGACCCAGAAGAAAAACAATATTTTAAATTATGGGAACTACACTTTTAGAATTTGATGCTATAATAGGAAATCCTCCTTATCAACAGCTGGATGCTGGATATGGGGCAAGTGCAATACCTTTATACAATTTATTCATAGAACAGGCGAAGAAAGTTAAGCCAAGATATATTACTATGATTGTTCCCAGCAGGTGGTTCTCAGGCGGCAAAGGACTGTCTAAGTTTAGAAAGAAAATGTTAGAAGAGGGCGGAATATCTGAAATACATGACTATATCTATTCTAATGAAGTATTCCCATCTGTAGATATAAAAGGAGGAATAAATTACTTTTTATGGGATAGAAATCATACTGGAGATGTCTTAGTAAGAACATATATAAAAGGAGAATGTGTTTCTGAAATGTCCCGCCCACTTAGAGAAGATGGTATAGACATTTTCATAAGAGACAATATGGCACCTGAAATTTTGAGTAAGGTAAGGGCGTTGGGAGAAGATAGTTTTAGCACATTAGTGCATAGTAGGGACAGTTTCAATTTGCAATCTAATTTCTATGGTAATGAAGAGAGTTTTGATGGAGCGGTAAAGATGTACGGCTATAACAATGTAGGATATGTTTCAAGGGATGAAATTAAAGAAGGAGTAGATTTGATAGATAAACACAAGTTATTTATAGGTAAAGCATATGGTGGGGATTCTTGTATTAGACAGATAGGAGTTCCTATATATGGCGGTCATAACACATGTTGCACAGAAACATATTATGTAATAGGTCCTTTTGAAAATGAAAATATATGTGAAAATGTAGCGTCGTATATAAATACCTGTTTCTTTCAATACATGCTGTCAATAAGAAAAATAGCTCAAAATATGACGAGTAAAACATACTTATATATCCCTATGCAGGATTTTTCAAAGCCGTGGACAGATGAAGAGCTATATGCTAAATATAAACTTTCTGAAGAACAAATCAAACATATTGAAAAAATAGTTCCAATAAAATTTGGTAATTAAAAATATTTGTTTTATATTTGCAGAAACAAACAAATGATGGAGTTAGAAATCAGGATATTCTTAGAAAGAACATTAGATTTTAATTAAATTTTAATATATGTAGATGATAAAAGACATATACATGGAGTTCTTATGATAGAGACAACTTCTTATAATATTGCTTACTTAGTTGCTGCATTGGATTTAGCATCTAAAGTATGTAGTGAGGAAGGAAATAAAAATATTTACATTACTAACAAAATAGTATATAATATCCTAACAAAAGCAAAAGCTTTAGATAAAAAGTTCCTAAAAGAATGGTATAGACCGCTTTTAAAAGAACTCAATGAAATTTCACAATGTGAAAACATTAGATTCATTAGAACTAATACTGACATTTGAAGCAATCGATCTCATATATTAAAATTTAATTAAAATTTCGTCCCCATATTGGGGGCGATTTTTGTTTTATAATCCATATCATTAATTTTTTGAGTAACCCTTTTTCTTAAGAAGTAGTATATGCTTATTTTTGTTGCATTTAATAGAATAATCAAAAATAAGATATGGTAAACACAGAATCATCAGGAGTATTAGGACAGAACTACCAATGGTTTAAAGACTATGGAAGAGGAGGTAGTAATGTAGGAAAGTCTGTATTACCGCCACAAGCAATTCCAAGAAACAAAAAAACAAAGGAATGGGAAAAAGCCTGCATGGATAACTTAGAGAAAGAAGGACTTGCCCAATATGTAGAAAACCTTCCTTTGGCAGATTATTACAAAATGATGTCTGGGGATATGGTATATATGGATGTTGATGATGCAGATAAGGATCTTATATTGGATTACATTGGGGAGGCCAAAAAAGCATTAGATCTTCCTGATACTTATAAGCATTGGGATTTAATGAGTCCCGTGGTTCAGCAGATAGTAGGAGGCTGGTCAATAAGGGGAGATAAATTCAGATTCGATACTACAGATGAATTTTCTACTAATGATTATGTTAGGGAAAAGAGTTATAGACTATCTAAATTTGCAGAGGCGATGTTTAAATCACAATTAAATAAGTTATCTGTATTATATGGTTTAAATCCTGAACAGCAATTCAATAGTGAGGAAGAATACCAACAATATCAACAAAGACTACAAAAAATAATTCAAGATTACTTCCCTGCGAACATAGAGCAGGACATGAATAAAAATTGGAAAACTCAGGCAGCACAGTGGGGGGAAAAGACTTGGAAAAGAGATTATGAAAGATTTGATATAAACAATTTAGAATATATTGAGGGAGTAGATATTCTTTGTACAGGAAAATGTTTTAGGCATTTTAGAATAGGTAAAGATTATTACTTCCCTGAGAATTGGAGACCTATTGAGGTATTTCACTCTAAGGAGAGTGCGGTATCACGGGCAGAGGACTGTGAATATATTGGTAGAATAGTTTTTTATACCATTTCAGAGCTTATAAATACTTATGGACATATATTAAGTGAAAATCAAAGAAATGCTGTTTATAAGAGTTTCTTTGGACCAGAATATGCTGATTATTTGTATCCTGAGGGAGGAACTACTGATGTAGGAGCAGTAAATGTTTTGGGCACTAGTATGTTTGGTAGGGTAGATGTACCTTTTGCGGGTTATTTTGATCATAAGCTGGCATTACAAACAGAAAAAATTACAGGAGTGCCGTTATCAGTAAGAACAGACCTTACCACTGGGGAAAGCAGACCTACATTTTCTATGCCGTTGTTTAGTGAGAGCGGTGTTCTTAACTATGGTACAAGACTAGCACAAAATCTTAGAACGGACTTTAAAATAAGAACAGACACTGTAAGGGTAACAGAGGCATATTGGAAAGGATTTAAAAAGATAGGTATATTGTCATATAGAGAAAAAACAGGATACCTTACTACTATTGAAGTAGATGAAGACTTATTGCCAGAGGTTAAAAAAGAATACGGCCTTAAAAACCTTAAAAAAGTATCTTTCCAAGACTACGATAAATTATCTGAAAGTGAAAAAGAAAACACTATTATATGGATAGATGTACCTATGGTATATAAAGGTATAAAAATTCAATGTTCAGGAATAGATAGTCCAGAAGATATTTATCATGTAGAAGAACTACCTTTCCAAATTAAGGGGGAAAAAGGAAACATATTTGATATAAAACTACCTGTAAGTGGATACATAGGAAACTCATATTGTAAGAAAATACGAAATTATCAGGTACTATATAACTACTTGATGAATCAATTCCAAAGTTACGCATATAAGGAGATAGGAGGATTTTTAGTTATGGATGTTGCTTCAATACCATCAGAGCATTTTGACTTGGGGCAGGATGAAGACAAACTATTAAATCTTAGAAACCTTATCAATCTAACAGGATTTATGCCTACCGACTTAAGTAGAAATAATCTTAATCAGAATGGTGGAGGATTGGTATTTAACCCTATGTCATATCAGAACATGACCTTCACTGACCAGATGAATAGAAATATTCAACTTAGTGACAGGATAAAATGGATGGCATATGAGCAGTTGGGGCTTACTCCACAGAGCATGGGGGCACCAAGCCAGTACATGACTGCTGAAGGAATACAGGTAGGACAACAAGCCATGTATGCTCAAACATACAATATTGACCAAGTACTACTTAGAAATAAGCAGGCAGGTATAATATTACATATGGCAGTAGCTCAATATTGTCAATTAAACGGTAAGGATGTAGATTATCTATTTGTATCTGATGACAACGAGTTACAATTCTTAAAATCTATTAAGGATGATGAGTATTTTGCATTGAGACAGATTGGAGTTAGACCTATATACGATTCTAAACGAGCAAGAGAATTTGAACAGGTTAAGGCTCAGCTCATGTCAAACAATACTATGGGTAATGATGTATTGGCAATGGCTAAGTTAGCTCTTTCTGATGACTTTATGGAGCTTGTAGAGGCAGGAACTAAGATGAGAGAGTACAACGAGAAAGTCAGAAGAGAACAATATGAGCATGAGAACGAAATGCAACAGCGTCAATTAGAGTTCCAACAAAAAGTACATGATGATAAGATGGCTGTAGACCATGAGAAAAATAAATCAAGGGTTGAGGCGGCATCTCTTCAAGCTATGGGTAGAGTTGGAGATAACTTAAATGACGGATCAGGTATAGACGAGATTAAAATGACTACTGATGCATATCTTAGAAATAAAGAGATTGAATACAAGGATGATTTAAATAGACAAAAACTTGAAAACAATCTTAAAGAGGCAATGGCTAAGGTAGACCAGAGAGCCGAAGAAATACTTCTTAAGAAAAAAGAATTGGAAATTAAAAACAAAGCTTTAGATGTAAGAAGAGAAGAGGCTAATAAGAAGAATTTTGATAGTATAGTAAACAAAAATTAATTAAAAACATACAAACAATGGAGAACATTAATCATCACGACTACATTTACGACAGTGGAGTTAAAGTGCAAATTGAAGGTAACTTTCTTTTAGAACTTATTGCTTTAGTAGATACACTATTGAAGAAAGAAGTAAGAACAGAGTCTAAATTTAAATTTAGTTATGTGGATGAAAAAGGAAAGGTTGTAAAGAATGCTAAGCCCGCAGATATTGAGAGTGGAAAAGTAAGAAAGATTTTTGACTTTGAAAAGACAATACAAGAGCCAGTGTTGGAGCATAGTATTACTCAGGATGGTATATTGTACGCTCAGATGAAACACTACTTGGAGGGGCTTCATATGGAGAATATTAAGGAGGGATTAGCTAAGAAATTTGAACTTCCTAATCCACAATCTTAATTTTAGAATGTATTGATTTGTATATATTTAAACTAAATAATAACTTTGCATGAGTAAGACAGAAAACGGAGATGTATCTGTAATGATTAGAGAATTGCAAACAGATAATAATCAAGTAGATACAGCACTATCAGACATTGATAGTATAGTAAATATAGTGGAGGGGAATACCCCCACAGAAGAAGGAAATAATAATTCTGAACCTACTGAGCCTTTAAATGAGGGGCAGCCACAAGAACCTGAAATAGATAATGAGGAAGGGGATGAGCAAGACGGAGAGGTAACTCCAGCAGAGCCAGTAAAAACCAATAAGAGGTATGGCGTAAAAGATGCATTAAATAGTCTTGTTGAAAATGGTGAGTGGGAAGATGTAAGTATCAACTACGGAGATAAAACATACGAAAGTATTTCAGAACTTTTAGAAAATGAGAAGCCAACCCGAGAGCTATTAGATAGTTTGACGGCAATGCAGGCTGAATTAAGAAAAGAAAAATTTGAAAATGGGTATGTTTCTGTAGAGAATTTAGATTCCACCCGATTAAATCTTATTAACCTTATTAGGAGTGGGGCGGACTATGCCGAAATGTTGGAATATCATAAGCAAGAAGTAGAGCCAGCATTAGCTATAGATGTTAATAATAGTTCCCCTGAAGAAATAGAAAGGTTTGTTGCCGATTGTTTAGATAGGATAGATGGCTTCCCTGCGAAATATATTCCTGCTGAAATTGAAGAACTTAAAAAGAACTTTACCTTATTAGCTAAGGCGGAAGAGTTCAAAAAAATGATTGTAGATAACTACAATGAGCAGGCACAGCTTAGAATGCAGGAAGAGCAACAACATCAGGCACAGCTTTTAGAGGATTATAATAATAATGTAAGATCATTTGGAGAGGCTCTAAAAGAAGATAATTATTCTGACGCTTTTATAGAAAAAGCAACTGCACTAAGATACAGTAGAGATATGGACGGGGAGTATCATTATCAGAAACTCATTAGAGATAAATTTGATGAAGATCCTACATTCCAAACCAAACTAATGCATTTTCTATTAGACGAAGAAGATTTCATTAAAAAGGCTACTTCTAAAGCCAAATTGGAAAACACTAAAAGAATTATGACTCTTAACCATACTCTACCTACTAAGACAGGAGGTAAAGCTTCTGCTGAGCCGAAAGTTAAGACAGAGGGAGACGATATTTATGAATCTATCAGAGCAGCAGGTGGGGTCATATAGAATTTAGCACTTAATCAATAATATTCAATATTTAAAAAATTAATTAATCGATGTTAGCACAAACGACTGGACTACCCAATAAATATAATGGGTATGAAATTATCAGCATAGTTGAAGGTAATAAAGCATTATCAGGACTTAATGCTAGTACATTTCAAGGAATGATTGATAGGAATGAATTGCTTTATCAGGAAGATAATGCAAAGTATCATTTAGGGTATCTTGGAACTTGGGGAAATCATACTAAAGAAACTTTCCCAATGATTTCTAAGTTGTTAGAGAAAGGGTCTGAAATCTTAGTAGATGGTTTCTTCGGATCTTTTACTTTTGACAAAACTTACTATGACCCTAAAAGAGGAATGAGAACTGTAGCATCTACAGTATCTACAGTAGGACCTTTCCCAGGTATTGATGAATCAACATTTGAGATTATACTTTCTCAAGCCTGTTACCCTGGTGAAATCATTGGTACTGACCCTTACGGGGATGAAGACCAGCTGTATGTAGTAGAAAAATCTGTATCAACAGGTGAAGGATGGAGCACGGTAGTAAAACTTACAAATGGATCTGCAAGTGCATATTACAACCCTTCATTACTTGAGGCAAATATTAACTACTATAAAATAAACCATGTTGGAGTAGAATATACTACTAACTTTGCTGGTGTAGATGTACCAACAGGGGCACCTTCAGGATCATTTAGAGCTAGATTTAGACTAGGTGGTATTAGAGGTATTGAGGGATATGTAACAGGGTTTGCTGATATTCAAAAAGAAGGAGCAAAATTCAATATTCCTATTGCTAAGAGTAATGAGTCTGATGCAGCTATCAAGCAGATGCAGAGAGAATTTGGGGTAGGAGATAAAGCGAACATGGTAATCATGGGAGACAGAAACGCACCTCAATCTTTCAGAGCAACTTCTATTATGGAGTACTTGGTAGAGAAGACCTTGATGAAGAGAACTGCTACTTCACACTTGTGGCAGAAGCCAGGTAGAATTGCTGGTGAAAACGGAGCAGTTACTTACCTAAACGAAGGTGTATGGCATCAATTACGAAGAGGTAAAATTATATCTATTCCTAAATATATGGGTATTACTAAAGCTCATATTGCAGAGGCAGTAGATTATGTATATAGAGGTACAAATATTCCTTGGGAAGACAGAATGATTATCTTTGAGGTAGGAAGTCTTGCAGAGGAAAATGTACTTAGAATTTACCAAAGTGAGTTCCAACAACAAATTCAAGTATTATCTACTTCAGGAGCATTGGCTACACTATTTGGTGACAGCGGTATCTTGAACGAGAAGCAAAAGAATGAATTTATGTCTGGGCCAATCGACGACCTTAAAGTAGCTAAATTGCTTAAAGTTACATTTATTCCACTAATTGGAATTGGTAATGTTAAGATCAATGTAAATAAATCGTTGGATTACTTGAGCGGTAACCCTACTGACTACAGAGGTCAATTCAAAAATGGTTATGACTGGACTTCTCACTCAATGATTATCTGGGATGCATTAGATCCTAAATACTCTAATGAGAAACTTATCCAAGATGCTAAAACTGTTATGGGTGAAACTAAGATCAAAGATAACCTTTACTTAGTGAGACCAGAAGAAGGTATGACTTTCAAAGGGCAAGAAAACGGTAGATGGGATAGAGGTAAAACTTCTAACATCTTGTCTTCTAGCAGAAGTATTGCTCAAGGATTCTGGGCATTTAACAGTTCAGCTAAATGGGTACCATATCCAGAAAGAGTAGTAATGATTGAGCTTTCTAAAGGAGCGAGACGATCTGGAGGATCAGCATTTAGTTTCTAGAAACAATTCATACTTAAAATTTAAAGTTTAAAATTTAAAATTAATCACTCCTTCCTCTATGTAGGAATATGTAGAGGGAGGATTTTTCACAAAACAATTCAAACAATATAGTTAAGTAGCATGGCAAAGAAAAAAGGTAGTAATGACCCTAATTATTTTGAACCGATTGTTATTAATGGGTGTTTAATAGAGCCAAATACGGTATATGAAATAGTGGCGAGAGAGCCATATTCATGGTCTCCAGCAGAATATGTGGAGATGGGATCTTGTAAAGAAAGACATCCAGATGTAGGCAATAGTATAACATTGTCTCAGCAAGACTCAGGATTTTATGACATGAGTCCTATTTTTAATACAGATTCGGATTTAAAGAATGATTGGGCAGAAAGGAAGGCGAGAGCAGACTTATATTATAAGATATTTGCAGAGCCGATGGGAATGTATATTCCAGAGATAGAAAGGATTAGAGTTCCATCTGACAACGAGTTTTTTGATAATTTATATAACACTGTAGACCCGCAGACCAACAGAAGTATTTTGACTGTTTCTATTGGCGAGGGAAGACAGTTTAACACTGCTAATCCTGTTGATAGATTTCATTTATATATTGCTATTATTGATAGACAATTAGTAATGAAAGGTAAAAGAGATGAGGACGAAAGAGCAGTAGGATTGAGGTCAGAAGATGACTATGGATATAATAGTGATGCACAATATGCTTATATATCTGTAACATCAAGAAAGAACAAAGCAGAACAAAAAGCTGAGTTTATCTTCAATATGACTAATAGATTTGGAGAATTATTAAGAAGCGATAAGTCATTATTACTAGGGCTTTTAAGAGCTATTAACTTTAACTTAAGAGCTACTATTGACGATGCTGCATTAATTACATTGTTCCAAAATAAAATTGTCTCTAACCCTAATATTCTAAAAGAATTTTCTAAGGTAGTAGAGCAATATGACGCTAACCCTAAAGGCTATGGAGAAGAGCTAAAAATATTAGAACTTCTTGAAAGTGAGGGTGGTAGAAAAGTAGTAAATGTAAGAGGTACTACATTCTACTTGGGAGAGCATTCTTTAGGTGCTAACTTGAAAGGGGCGGCACATATTTTAAGAAATGACCCAGAGCTATACAAAATATTTATGACTCAACTTGAAAAAGAGTTTTAACATATGAAAGCATCAGAGGCTTATGAGAGATTTCTGATGAAAGCTGAAAGAAATTCAGTAAATGATGGATTAAGTACTGATAGGGGTAGATTTGTACAATTATTCAACGAGGCTTCTCACAGGTATATAGAGTATTGTTATGAGAAGAAAAACGAGGATGACATAAGGTACATACAAAGTATGCTAGTAGATAGCGAACCTATCAGTTACTCATTCCATAATGAAAACTATTATGCATTTGAATTACCCGAAGATTACTTTGAATTTTCAAATGTTTATGGTAAGGCTTCAAAGGGAGATTGTTATAATACCAATATAGACCTTTTTGAAATCAAAGATTTTAATAAGAATATAATAATATCTGATGAATTTACTTCTCCGAGTTTTGAATATCGGGAAGCTCCTTTTACTATTTCTGACAATTCTGTCAAAGTTTTCACAGATAATAATTTCTCAGTAGATAATATTATTCTAACATATTATCGTTATCCAAAAAAAATAAAGTTACTTAATCCAGACAATCCTGAATCTCAATTTGATGATTCTTTTGATTTGGATTTTGATAATAAAGTTATTGACAGAATAATTTCTGCAGCAGTGTCGGGATTTGATGTTAATAATTCATCTGAAAGATGGCAACTACATAATGTATTTGCTAAAACTGAATTATAAAATATTTTCTATTAACACTTAATTTAATAAAAACTATGGCATTACATAATGCAGACGCAAGAGTAAAAGTGTCTCCTTTTGGTACCGTAATGGACGAGGGATACTCATTAGAGTTGGGAAAAGATCAAGTAGGTATTTTCTCAAAATCTAGTAGAAAAGTTACCGCAAAGGGACTTAAATCATTAGTTAGTTTTGATGGCATTGATAAGGCAGGAGAAAAGTTAGCAGTATTGTTTGGTAGTAACTTGGATTCTTCAAGTGATAAATCAACAAGAACTATTGACTTCACACTTAGAGATGTTAAGAGAGTAGGTATTTCTAAACCTAAGCAGGCGGAGCAAAAGGTAGATTATTGGAGAGTAGGTTGGGACGGAATAAATGATAACACATCATTGACTTTCAAAAAAGGTCAAGTAGTGGAGTTCTCATTTACAGCTCAAGGACCAGCAATTACTTTCTTCAATGATAGTGATGAATATGTATTTAAGACATTGCTTTCAATCCCTAACTTAGAGCCAGGTGAGGTTTGTAACGAGTGTCAAGAAGTTGATTCTCCATGTGAGCCAGTAGACTGCCGAGTACATACTCTAAGATTGGTAAAACAGTTGAACTCTTTACCATTGCCAGGTGGAGGACAGGCATCTGATTTGTTTGATATTTATCCAATTTTTGATACTCCAAACAACCCTTCAGGTCCTAACTTAGTTAAATACAAGCAATGGAGTTTGGAATACTGTGGATTTGGTGGAGCACATGAATTATCAGCTGTATCTGCACAATATCCAGGTTACAAAGTTACCAGAGATACTCTTTCAGGTAAGTTTATTTTAGTAGCTCCAGATGGATATACACCCGCAGCATTCAAGAAAACTAATGCTGATATTATCAAAGGATGTGCTGCTTGTCCTACAGGATATACAGCTAATCCAGGTGGACATGTATACGCTGTGTCTATTTCAGATGCGGGTACAGATGTGAGTGCTACTAAAATTGGTACATTACCAAATGCAGTTACAGGGACAGCAATGTTGAATGGTAGAGATGGAGACTTTGGGCACTATACAGTAGTATTGTCACAACCACTATCTGATGCTGACGAGAAAACATTTGTTACAGCTAATAAAACAGCACAAGTATTATATGTAGGTAAAGTAGATGCATTCTGTAAAAATAATGCAACTCCTACAACTCATCAGTGGAAATTGGATGGAGAGTTTTCTGCTACTAAACAGAAATATAGAATTATAGTACCTAACGATTGTCAGGGGGCAAGATTGGCGGAAATCCAGGCAGCATACCCAGACTTAACAATCACTCAAGTATCTAACCAAAACTGTCTATCAGTATTTGAAACTTCTGTTGTTACAAACTTTAGTAACTTCAAAGGATGTAATGATGCTATTATCAAGCAAGTATATGATTCTAAGCCTCCTGTGAGATTTGGAGTAAATAACTTCTGGTATATTCATGAAGATCCATTGGCTCCTGGTAATGTTAAATGTGGATTTGAAATTAAGGCGAAACCATTTATTATCAACCCTTCAGAGTGTGTAATTGATAAACTTCCATTTATCGCAACTTCTACAAGAATTACAAACTTGGCAGGAGGTTACCCACTAGACTATTCACTACATTCTCTTCAAACTAAGAGAGGACTGTGGGCAATTACTCCTTTAGAAAAAGCTGTTGATTTAGACAACTTAGGAGGTAATCTTAGAGAGTGGGAGAAAAATGGTAATATGTATTTCCACAATGAGAAGCCATTTAACGATGTTATTACCAGAGCTATGACTGGTACTCAAACTAAGTTAGAGGGTCTTACTCAGTATTCTGAGGTATTCTTAGAAGTAGAGAGAGAGAAAACTTCTGGTATTCTAGAAAAATCATATGACATGATTAGATATAGAATCATGGTTCCTTACGGAAGAACTACTGAATTAGAAAAGAAATTCTGGCTCCAGGCAGGGGCGGCAGGGGTTCCTTTCGAGGTAATTTAGCATATAAAATAAGAAGGTGGGGATGGGTAATCTATCTCCGCCTTTTTACTTAATGTATGCGTTAATCCATTTGTAGGAAGAAATATTAAATCTTAAATTTGCAGTTATGAAAATTGAAGTAGATTTCCAAGTTTACGATTCTAAAGATCCAAAGTCTTTCATAGTTATAGATACTTCAAATTGGGAGCATATTCAAGATAAGCCTTCTATTATTGAAATTACTATTCCAGGTGATGAGCACCCTGTTACTAATTATTATACAAAGAGATGTACGGGCTGCGGAGTAAATGTTTTTGATTCTTATTCCTTAGGACTCATGTGCGAGGGCTGTGGAGAAGAGAAAATAGAACTGCCAGACGGCATCTATGATATTACTGTTAAGGGGTCGCCAGATAAATTTAGAAAGTCAAAAGCATATCTAAGAACGACTAAATTACAGTTGGAATTAGATCAACTTTATATAGATTTATCACTAGAATGTTTTAATAATGAAGAGGAGCTTCAAAAGAAGATAGATAGGTTAAATAAAATTCAGTTACTTATTAAGGCGGCGGAAGCAAATGTGCGATACGATCATAGGTGTGTAGCACATGATTTGTTTACAAAGGCATATGAGTTGCTGGGTAAGGCTAAAAAATGTAATGGTTGTATCTAATGAGTGCACATACTATTATAAAAAATACTACTCATAGTATCTTGGACAGAATTGATAAATTTTATATGTGTGAGGCAGATAAATATGTTAAGAAGTTTGAGTATGGAGTAGGTAAGGGAGCTGATATGGCAAAATTTTTATTGATAAGTAGATTAGATGATATAATCACTTCGGATCAATGTGATAGCTCTCTAATAGAAAAAGTCAGTTTAATATTGAATAAATAATTATGGCGGATTGTAGAGGAAATATAAAATATAATTGTCCCCCAGGTCAAAATGCTAGGTGTGTTAATTACGATGGAGACTTAGCAATGTTTTCTGAATTAAAGCGGGGATGTACAGATTTACATGAGACCACTGAAGAGTTGTATCATAAGTTACAAGAGATTTTAAACGGATTAGATATTACTGAATTAGGAAATCAGTGTATCAAATACGGGGCATATAGAACCAAAAAAGACCTTACTGTAGCCAATGTACTAAGAACATTTGAAACTGAGATATGTAAGCTTAAAAAGGAGAAATCTCCTGATAAGGCTACATACGATACAAAATGCCTTGAAGATAAATGTAATAGGACATTAGATACTCAGGAGCAGATAATACAGGCATTGATAGATAAGGTTTGTAATTTGGAGAGTAGGGTAAGAATATTAGAATCAAAAATATAATATTCCTTTATAATTTTTAATGACTTTTAATAACTAATAAAGTCATTTTAAAAGTAGTTGGGAAGTTTGATTACAACCCAATAGAGGTGTGTAGTACACCATTAAGAGTTACTTTGTAGTGATTCTTATAAAACTTGAGACATTGTTTAACATTAATTTAAGTAACTATAAGACATGGGAAGAAGACCTTGTGAACAATCTAACATACCTAAGGTAGACAATTCTGCGGGCGTTTGTGACGAAATTATTCCTGCTGGATGTGTAATTGTAAAAAATAGGTATCATAATATAGGAAATGGATCTAACGAAAATCTTGAGCAGATAATTGGGCATATTAATGACCGATTTGAGCAAATAGAGCGGGGATCCAGAGTTATGCGTAAGCGTGTTAAGGATAAAACTCCTAATGACGCATTAAAAGCAGAGTTACGAAGGCTTCTTAACGAAGGCAACAACACTGCCTTAGTAAGGAGAATTGTAGAAGAACTTTTTAGATAAAACAAAATTTATGTGCAATAAATGTAGAAAACCAAGACATACTCCTTGTGGATGTCCTGAGCCCATTGAACAAGAATGTGGATGTGTAGGCGGAACAAGAGAGTTTAAATGTACTATATATACGGGAGAGCCGCTTGTAAACATTGATGTACAAAAAGGATACGATGGAGACAGAGTATTAGAGCAGATAGATAAAGAAGTAAAAAGAATATGGTATGACCTTGATGCTATCACAGACCAAATAGATTCTGTGGGTACAGGAACACCAATTTATAATGGACTATCTGACGATGATATTCACGAAATAAAATCTCTATTAGCTAAAGAAGGAATTACTTTAGTAGATGAAGTAGGAGGTACATTAATTTTAAGTGTAGACCCAGTATGGTTAGAGAAGAAATTTGATATATTCTTAAGACGAAGTAGTACTACTGAGTATTTAAGACAGAAATTTAATACTTTCTTGCGGGAGAGTGGGGTACTTGAATCGTTGGCAGATATTAGAGCTAATTGTTGTAACGGAGGGTCACCTTCTTATAATACTCCAAATAGATGTTTGACAGTAACAGCAGGACAACAGTTGGTTGAAGGAACTATTATCAAAGGTAAAGATACTGCGGCAGTGGTATTCCCAAGTGTTACATTTGATGTTAATCCAGCATGTAGTGGAGGATTTAATGTACCTGAAACCGAAATTATCAATGAAGATGGATTTACATTATACTACCCAGCAACGGTGGTGCCACCAAACTCAACAAGTATTACTATACCTGTAAAAGCGAGAGGTACTTATACTGGAAACTTAGATGTTCTTACTAAACAACATAAGTTTAGACCTGATAGTAGTGTATTTGCTAACTTTAAGGTAAATGTAGATAGTGTTGCTAAATGTATTAAAATAAGCGGTACAGACGGCAATGGAATAAATGCTACATACAACATTACTAAGGGAGTAGCAGTAAACAATCAGTCTGTAGGAACTATAAGATATACTAATAGTTGTTCATCTGCAATAGAAGTTCCATTATTAACACTTATAGACGAGGACGGAATAAAAGTGACTGTAGAGGCGGTAACAGTTCCAGCCAATACACACAGAGACCTTACTATAAAAATAAACGGAACATACACAGGTAACAAGATTAAATTAGTAGGACAAGTAGTAACATTTGGAATTACTAATAAAGTTACTGTTAATGTAGCAGGACCAACAAGTAAACCTGTTGCAAGGCCTGTAACTATTACTCTTTCAAATAGACAAAACATGGATGTTAAAGAAGTAAACCTTGATTGGGTAGATGCCGATGGCGATGCACTTCAAGCAGTTAGATTTAACGGAGATGTTTCAAGACTATTTACTGATGCGGGAAGAACAGTTCCATATGTTGCAAATACAGAGTTACCACCAACATTTACATTGTATTATAAGGCTCCTGACCAAGATGGAGAAAATACTTATACATTCAATTATGATGTTAAGGCAGGTAATGAATGGTCTGATTAATTAAATATTAACCAATATCCTCCCCCCCCTGAATAAGGGAGGGGGGGGTTAATATAACAATATGGTTACAATAAAAATTATAAATAGTAAGATAGAGGCATTAGGTAATTTACTTACTGACACATCTATTTGGACTTTAAATAGGGAAGTAAGGTTATTACAGACTGATCACTATAGAATAGTGGGAGGAACGGATGGACTAAAAGTACCATTAAAATATGGTTCTGCGGGTAAGTATCCTATAGGGAGCTATGTAGTAAAAATAGAGTCTAATCATAGTAATAATGGCTGGACAGTAATAGATACTCAAAATTACGATGGTAATGTTGCTAATAAAGTAGAATATGCAGATAGTGATGTTGTTGGAGATTATACTATAAAATATAGGGCAGCAGTGTATAAAGATGGTAATTTACTTGGTTACTCTAATGTATTAACTATAGAAAGTGTTATTGTAATGCATTAATAATTATAAAATAAAAATAAAATATGGTAGTAGTTTTTATAGTGGTATTCTTATTGGTAATAGGATTATGGTATTTTAAAATGGTTAAAAAGGATAAAAAGGTCGATAAGCCAAATTATGTCTCACCTATTAGAGAAGACCACGCTCCTGTATCTATGGATACTTTAGTAGACAATTCTGAAAAATTGGCCTTAGTTGAAATAAGCAAAAACCATCTAAGTTTTTATGACCCAGATGGAGATACTATAACAAAGGTCAGATTATTTGGTAATGGCAAATTGTATTACGATCAGACAATGTTGGTGGAATACATAGACGGAACTATATTAGATATAGAGGATTTTAAATTATACTGTAAAGTAGATTTGGATAAAGGAGTGGAAACGATTAAATATTCTGTTTTTGCAAATAATAAATGGTCAAATGGGTAGTATAAGAATAGTAAACAGAAAGCGTGTTTCAGTAGTTTTAAGTGGTGATGTAAATAAGAATGATTGTAGCGGTAATAGTGTTGTTACTTTTAAGATAGTATCCACAGAAGCTTCAGAGGTAGTTAAATATTCTACTGTTGTTGATACAGAAGGAAATGCTGGTGGTGATGTAAAAATTACTGATAATAATGGAGTAGTTTTATTGAATAGTGGTAGTTCTGGTAATGGAAATATTACCATTCCTACAAATGTAACTATAACAGTGGAGCTTAATACTCATGCTAATACCGTTTATGATGGGATTCATGGTAGTAGAATATTATTAGCAGATTGTAGTAATTTACCAGGTAGAATAACTGTTTCGGGTACAACTTCGTTATTATTAGAGAGTGATACTTTAGGTTATATATTAGAAGTAGTTAATGTTCAAACATTATATGCAGATGATCCTGATTCTGGAGGAGGTGGATTACCATAGTTAATAAATAAAATTTAAACACATATAAGTTATGATAAAATTTAGAGGTAACAAAGAAAAATGTGGAACTTGCTATGATAAAAAGCAGGACACAAAAATTGCTAATAGTATCACAGATATTAGAGAGCAAGGAGGTAAATTGATTATTACTAGACATAATGGTCAAAAAATTGAGATTACAGTAGGCGGAGGAGCAACTGTAGGAACATGGACGCCGTAATTAAGTAGGTAATAAATAGTAAATAATAAATAATAACTAATCTTAAATAATTTTCTTAGTATGGTAAATGGAAAAATCATCACAGCAGTACCAGCTGTAAAACAATCTGCTACTCTTTATTTCCTTGAAAAAGGAACAAATCAGTTTGAATTATCATTGGCGGATGATAATGGAGTGTTAAGAACACTATTTACTGGTTCTGGCGGAGGCGGAGGAACAACTCCACCTATTAAAGATGTTCTTACTGCAGGTAATGACTTGGATGGTAAACATTTTGAAGGAGTATTAAAGTCTAAAGACGCAGATGTTCCTAATAATGTATCTTCAACATTTAGTTCTGATAAAGATAGTGTTTCCTATAATAGAACTACTAACGATGAGAATACTTCTTTTGATGTAAGTTCAAGAGGAGTATCTTTTAATAGTAGTAACTCTTCTACAAATGAAAATACTCATTTTGAAGCAACTCAGTCATTAAGATATAGTAAGAATAATTTTAATTCAAATGTAAATTTAGAAGCCAGTGACTTTTCTTTAAAATTTGGTATTTTTGATAGAAGCATGCCTGGTAATGATATGGAATTTATAGTAGAGAAAGAAAGAGCTACTTATTCTATTCCTTATCGTGACCCTATGAACCCAATGGCTCCTCCTATGCAACTGAGATACGAAGTAGGAGCGGAAGGTATTAAAGCAGATAAGTATTTAAAACCTACTCAGGATGAGCAGTATGTACAGAAAAAATATGTAGATGGTTTATTAGGAGGAAAACCAGAAGTTACTATTGATAATATGTATCTTACCTATGGGGGATGGTTAGCATTACATGTTACTGTGAAGAACATGGATTTAAATACTATTACTTCTCCAGAACCACATAAATTTAGTTCTTTACAGATGTTTACTTATACTACTGGATCCTCAAACATGGCAGAGATTTTTAATTTAGGTGGTAATGATACTAGAGTTAGAAATATTAGAGAGATATATAAAGATGTAGATTCAGGAGTATATAAAGTTCATTTAGAAATAAATCCTACTCCTTTAATAGGTTGGTCAGGTGCAACAAAATATGATAATTTATTTAGGACTGGAGGTGAATTTAGATATAGTAATGATAGTCGAGGAACTATAAGAGCAAAGTCAAGGCCGACTCATTATGCAGAGTTATATAAGAAAGATCAAGCAGGAGTTGTAAGTTTTGTACCTTCAGGTGGTCCTAACAAAGGAGTTATTATTCCTTCCTCTTCAGAAATAGATTATTTTAGAACAGAGCATCAGACATTTAACACTGAAAGTGTATTTGATATTTCATATAACAATTATAGCTTGGAATATGCAGGAGGCGGAGCACCATTAGGGTCTTTAGAGTATACTGGTACTTATGAGCCATTCACTGCAAATGGAAGAGTAATGTCTAACCCTACTCCTGGGCAAATAACAGATTGGGAATTAACTATTGGTGTAAGTGGTAACAATGTAGATGCTATTGACACACAAAATTATGCCGCAGTTATTTGTGATGCTGATGATAATGTATTAGACAGTAGACCTATATTTCCGTTTACAGGTGGATTGGTACCATCCCCTCCACATGATATTAAGGTAACACTTCGAACCATTAATACTTTTAAAAATATTATTGGAAATGGTAAAGGGTTTAGAATAGGTATTAGAACATCTACAGCAAATTCAAGTTTAGATACTAAGTTTGAACTTAAATCATTTAAGAGAATTAGTCATTCTTTGGCTTAGTAGTATAAATGAAAATTCTTTGCCCTTGCTTAATTGTGAGGGTAAAGATTTTAAATGTTTCCTCTATAAACAATAACAACAAATAAATAATACATTAGATAGATTGAAAACAATTAAAATATAATAAAATGTTGTATAATTATATAACGGGAGTTCTACATAATTACTTTTTCGGCACTGCTTCTACAAAGACGGTAGCTACATTACAGATTAGTGCAACAACCGCAGTTGGCATATCAATAGTTGAGAGATTTACAGAGTGGTATGTGTCTAATCAAGTATTTATGATATATGTATTTATGTCTTTAATGTTAGATCATATATTAGGTACATATGTGCATTTGTTTGTAAAGAGGGATTTTACTATACAGAAAAATTTAGAGGGTTTACTCAAAAAGGGATTTGCTATTGTGGCGGGATATATGCTTTTTGAGATGATACATCAAATAGTACAGGAGGTAGATTTTATAGCCATATATTTTAAAGTATTAATACAAATTATGGTAATATTGTACCCAGCAGGAAGTGCGATGGTAAATCTATCTATAATTACTAATGGAGCGTTTCCTCCTATAGGATGGATGAAGAAGTTGAAAAACTTCAATGAGAATGTGGATTTACATGAGTTTAGTACTAAAAAAGAAAGTAATAATGATGAAATTCATGAAGAGCTTGATATTTCTGACACTTCTGAGTAACTTTATATTTTCTTCATGTAGAACATTGAAAAAAGAAAAAGAAGTTAAAGAAGAAGTTACATTAGAAGAAGTAAAAAAGGATTCCGTGGTGGTTAAAGACACCTTAAATGAAAAAGTAAAACAAGAGGCCAAAGTAGTAGATAAGGTATCCAAAGAAAAAGAAAATAGTGGTGAGTTAGAAGTAAAAGGTAATACTAATGAAAATAACCCCTTTGAGTTTTATAATATTCAAAATGGAGATACTTTATCTGTAACTAGGATAATAGGTAATGCCGAATTTACTATAAAAAATCGCTGGAAAGATAATAATAGTAATATTCAAGAGAAGTCGGCAGAAGTCAAAATAGATAAAGTGGCGGAAGTATCAAGATATATTGTAAGCCAAGACAATATTAAAAATACTGCTAAGGAAATAAAAAGTATTACTAAAGAAGTAACCAGACCAGGAATGTCTTTTGTGACCTATTTATGGCTTATTCTACTATTAATTTTACTAATTTGGTTGGCTTGGAAATATAAACATAAATTATTTAGATTATGAAAACCATATCACAATATATACAGAAGTATGGAACACCTAATCCAACAGGAAAAGGATATTTATTAACCTTAGATCTTCCATATCCTATGAGATTGGCGTGGGACAAGACAAGAACTGTGAATAAAATATCTTGTCATAAAGAAATAGCGGAGCCATTAAAAAAAGTATTTACAGATATACTTAATAAATATGGTTTAGATAAAATAAGAGAATTAGGAATAGACCTATTTGGAGGATGTTTTAACTTTAGAAAAATTAGAGGAGGAAGTAACTATTCTGTTCATTCTTGGGGATTAGCTATAGACTTAGACCCAGAGAGAAATAAGTTAAAGGAGACTTCAAGAACGGCTAGATTTGCTCGTCCTGAATATAAAGATATGATAGATATTTTTTATAAACATGGGTTTATTTCCTTAGGTAGAGAAAAGAACTACGATTGGATGCATTTCCAATGGGATAAGTTTTAAAATATTTGTTTGTTTGTTTTTCTTATTGTTTGTTTTGTAAAGTCTTAATCATTTATTTGGTTAAGACTTTTTGTTTAATAGAATGATTAATATTTTTTTGTGAAACTATTATTTTTAGTATTTTTGAAAATTATGATATTGAAAGATTTTATTCAAAAATATTCTGAGGGAGGAAGTGGAGATCCTATATATGACGCTTTTGTTGCTCGAATGAGTGGTGCAGAAAGCGGAGGAAGGCATTTGGATAGTAAGGGAAATCTGATTAAAAATCCTAAGGGATCTGCAAAAGGTATCTACCAGATTGTTGATGGTACATGGAGAGGGATTGAAAAACAGTTAGGTAGGAAATTAGATAGATATAGTAGAGAGGATAATGAAGTTGCTATGAGGAAACTATATAGCAATTATGTAGGAGCTTTGGCCTCTAAAGGATTACCAGTTAATAATACTACTTTGTATGCAATGCATTTTAAAGGAAATCCAAGTTGGGTTCAGCAGGCGTTAGTTAATCCTAATACTCCTGTAAGTAAATATTTTACACCTAAAGAAATAAGTGATAATAAGACTTATTTAAATGTTGGAACTTTAGGAGAGGTTATGGGTAAATTAAATGGAGCTTTAAATAAAAGCCCTGGATATAGTTATTCAGGAGGTTATGATGTAGGAAGTAATGTTGATTTATTTTCAAATGAGGGGTTAAACCATAAGTTACGAAGTTTGAATGACCAGATAGCGGGAATTAACTTTAATTCTCTGCCTAAGGAGACTCAGGAACAGATAATGAAGGTCAAAGAGGCAGAATATCAAGAAGCATTAGAGAACCAAAGATTGGCGGAAGAAACTAAGATTCAAGAAGCACGGCGTAAAGAAATGGAGGAAGAGAATAAAAGGATAGAGGCACGGTTATTGGCTAAGCAGGAGGAGAGACAAAGAGTAATAGAAACTCTACCTGTGTTAGAGTTTGCAGAGAGAAAAAGGGATACCTCTTATAATGATTTATTAAGTAATACACAATTTAATATATAAGTAGTAATGAGTATTAATATCAATACAACAGGATATACAAAAGGTAGTGCTACAGAAAAAAATTCACATAATTTTATACCATCAAGGTATATTACTATGAAGAATGTAGATAAGCCTTTAACACTTATACCTGTGGTTAAAGGGAAGCCGCAATATGATAAAAAGGTTGTGGCAAATCCAGGAGACCCAGATATAGATTTTGGAGAAGGGGTAGATGGAGTATTAGAACTTCCATTTGCACAATCTCAATATGGAATGTTAGAGAATCCTTTTAATAAAGGTATATCTCCATTCTCACAGAATGAAAATGTTCCTTATTTAGCTACCCAACCTATTAATGGAAATACAGGAGGAGTAAAAATTAATAATCCAGGTCTTCAGAATAATGGATTGTTATTAAATAGTAAAAAATTACAGGAGGAAGCTAATAAGCCTTTATTTGGGTATGGGGTAGATAAAAAGTTTCAGGATGCTCCTACTTATAATGAGATGTTACTTAAAACATCTAATCCATTGACAGATCCTAATTACGCTTTTAAGAAAACTGCTGTTGATATGGGTAAGACCAGAGATTCTGTTAATAATACATTTCAGAATAATGGGAGTACAGAATCAACTCCAACTACTGAGGAAGGTCAAGAGGGATTAGATGTAGGAGAAAGATTTGTATCAGGAGCAAACCCATATGGAGGATGGAATATGTCTAACTCTGCAGCAGCGTTGGGAGCATTTATTCAGGCGGGCGACCCATTAGGTATTATAGCAAGTGCAGGCAAACTGCTTACCAGCGGACTAAGAGCAGGACTATCAGGGTCAGCAGCAATGAGAAGATATAAAGCCGAAAAGGATGCCTATAATAAATCTATGGTAGAATCAGTTAAAAACAGAGATTTACAGTATGCACAGAAAGGAGGATTGTTGCTTGGAGGAAAAGGGTATGCTAAGGAAGAGGCAAATAGACAAAATATAAGCCAACCTGGTAAGTTACTAACTGGTAACTTCCTTGAAGGTAACCCAGAGCATCCAAACCCAAATAGTGAAGTAGAGCAAGGAGAATATGTACAGACTCCTGATGGTAATACTATGGAGATTTTGGGAGATAAGCATTCGAAAGGTGGGGAATTACTTAACTTGCCAGCAAATACTAAAGTAATATCTGATTATTTAAAAATTGGGGCTAAATTAGCTAAATTCTTTAAGGAGGAGTTTGGACTAAATGTTACAGCTAAATCTACTTTTGCAACTGTATTAGATAAATATAAAAAGAAAATAGGTTTAGATGAAATATTAGATGAGGAGGCGGATATAATGGAAAAGATAGTAGACCAAGAAGCCGTGAAATATGCTTCTACGAGAGAGGTAAATTTACAAGTACTATCTAAAAAAGCCAATGAACTTCAAGTTCAAAAACAGCCTTTAGAAGAAAAATTCAATGAATTTACTAACTTAGTATTTGAAAAACAAGAATCTCAGAAGATTCAAGATACTTTGGGGGGCAAATATCAGGAAGGTGGAGAGGTACCGCCAGAGCAACAGCAGTTAATGAATATGATTGCTGCCTATGCTCAAATGAATAATCAGGACCCACAAGAGCTAATGAAACAGCTTAGTGAGATGTCTGAGGAGGATAGGAATGCTGCCTTACAACAAATAATGTTATATGTTCAACAAAGTGCACAATCAAATGTGCAAAATGAGCAACAATCTGCACAACAAACTATGCAGGAGGGTGGAATAGGAAATCCGCAGCCTCAGCAAGGAGGGCAGCCTCAAGAAACAGGTATGACGGAAGCAGGGTCACAATTAGAGCAGATAATAACAAAGTTTGCGGAAGTTACAGGTCAGACGCCAGAAGAGATAGTAAAACAATTACAGCAACTGTCTGACGAGCAGATGCAGCAGGCGTTCCAAAAGATGATTCAAATTATCCAACAAGCAGAACAAGATAAAGGTACAAACATTGCTGAACCACTATCAGATGCTCAAGTAGAAGCAGAGGCTAATGAGGAATATAAACAGGATACTCCAGTAGAAACAATGTCTGATGGAGGTATTATTCCAGGACCTAGTAAAGGTAGTTATGAAGACCCTTATGTTGCCAATGTATTAGTACAAGGTAGATCAGTATTAGGAGGATCTGGAGATGATATTCATAACCCAGGGTCAGCAGATTATCTTAAACAGTTTGTAGAAGGTATTAGAAGTTGGGAGGGAATAAGTGATGAGTATGGTACTTTAAGGTCACGAGTAGAGGAGGCTTTGGCAAAGGCTAAAACTGATAAAGAAAGATTTGATATTGCTAATGCTTGGGCACAGCGTGAGAGACAGGAATTAAATAGAAAATTTATAGGTAGAGAGGCATTAGCATATTCAGGTATGGGGCATGCTCCTGTTCAGAAAGCTCTTCAATATACATATGATAAATTATCAGCTTCAGATAGAAAAGAGTTTGTAAAGGCTCTTAATGATAGTGGGATTAAGATAATTAATGGTAAAGTAGTACCAGGAGGATTCTATAAGACTAACAAAAACTATGACGAAAACAGTCCACTTAGAAAGTATTATGACAAATTGGCAGAGAAGAATCCTGAGCTTTATCAAGAAGTGGGGGTTACCAATGTTACCGATGGGGTATGGGATAGACGATATGAGACTCTACACCAGATGGAGTTTGATAATGAGGAAGATAGAGATGCTTATTTTAATAAGAAGGGATTTGTTAAATTTAAGGCAGCCAATGGTAGTGACATTTGGGTAGACCCTTATCAAAGAAATAACTTTATTATTGGTAAGATAAAGGGGCAACCAAATACACCCGCAGGTCCTAATGGGGAAGAGCCACCTAAAAATCCTGGCCCTAACAATCCTGACCCTAATGCTAATATAAAGAAGCCAGGAAGGTTAAGTCAAAATTATACTGACCCTTTCCCTCATGCTATACCAGACCAATCTAACTTACCTCCAATATACCTACCTACTCGTATGAGACAGATAGGGCATGTAGAGGCAAATAAGTTAGCAATTTCACCAGAGGAAAGTTTGAAGGAATTAAATAATCAGACGAAGACTGCTACGAGAGTACTGGCAGAAGTAAATCCTAATGCATTTGGAGCTGGGCAGGCGAACTTACAGGCACAATTAGCTGAAAACTCTAATAAAGCAATATCTCAGGCTGCAATAGCTAATCAACAAGACGCAAGAAATGTTGATAACATCAATGAAGGAAGAATTAACCAGAGAGATGCTACTAACTTGAATTTAGCAGATAAATACGAAAGAGAATCCATTGTAGGTAGAAACAACTACTATAACGAGTGGGTAAACTTCTGGGATAATGCTAATAGACAGAATGTAGTAAATTGGAACTTACAGAATGAGATTAACGCATTTAACGCTATAAACCCTAATTTCCAAATAGGATCTAATGGAGCTATTTATCAAACTGACAGGAGAGATAAATTATATGTAAACGGTTTTAGGACAGGTAAGAACGAGAGAGGGGAAGAGGTAGTTTATGATGAGAATGGTAGAGAGTTATCAGGAGAGGCGAGAAATAAAATACTTGCTACTACTTTAGCTACTGGAAAGGTACCTACGCCACCTAAAGCAAATACTGCTCCTAAGAAGAAGCGAGGAGGGCTATTAATGCGTAGATAATAAAACAAAAGTGCTGGCTACTTATAGATACATAGGTAGCTGGCCTTTATTAAAAATATTATAATTAGAAACTATGGCTACAGCATATAATCAGGTAATGCAGTACCGAGACCCCGAGAAACTGTCCATTGCAGACAATCTCGGTAAGGCTCAAACATACAAGCAAACAATGTATAACACTAAGTTTGCCGAGATGCAAAAGTTGATAAATACTTATGCAGGGGTAGACTTATTAAGAGATATAGACAAAGACTATTTAGGGGAAAGACTAAATACTCTTGTAGACTATGTCAATAATGCCACTGGTCCAATAGATTGGGGGCAAAATACTATTTATAATGAAATAGAGTCTTTTGTAGGACAGGCATTAGATAGTAATGTAATGCGGGCAATATCTTCTACTCAGATGTATAGAAACCATCAAGCTGAGATGGCTGAATATAAGAAGAATAAACCTGAGATGTATTCATTACAGAATGATTGGATGGCTACAAGAGATTTAAATAGGTATTTAAATTCTAATCAGATTGGAGATGTATATCACCACCAAGCCTATACTCCTTATTTTGACTATAAAAAAGAGATTCTTGCTAATACAAAATTATTAAAAGACTTTGGAGCAGAGGCATATGTTGATCCACAGTCTGGGGATATGTATTTTAGGAGAATAGATACCAGAGAGAGAATATCCCCAGAAAAGGCGGCAGAATTTGTAGATGCTATTATTGGAGAAAGGGGTAAGCAGCAGATGAGTATAGATGGTATGTATCACTATAGAAATCATACTGATGAGGATTTAAATAAACAATATAAGACTTATTTAAATGATGCGGCCAAGGGATATGAAGATAGTGCAAAAGCATATAAAGCACTGTTGGCGTCAGCACCTAAGGAGCAGAGGGCTCAATATGAATCTCAAATCAAATATTTACAAGACGCAGCAAATCAATATAGGAATGCTTCTACTCAAAACTTTGATAGGGATCATATTGCATCTGATCTACATTCCAGAAGTATAAGAGGAACATGGAGTAAGTTACTTTCTTATGATAAACTTACTGATTGGAAAATGGATGATTCTGGCTTTAAAATTGCTAATTTTGCATTTGAAAAACAGAAACATGCTGATAACATGTTATTCAAGCAGGCCGAGCTGGAGTTAGATAGGGAAAAAATGATGTTAGATATGTATACTAAGGGTGTTAAAAAAGACGCCAATGGTAATTTCATAGTAGATACTAACAATCCTTTCGGACCTGGAATAAATGTTGTAGATAATGCAGAAGAGCTTAAAACGGAAACTATTAACCCATCTGTAGATGTTTATAACAACTTTAATAGAGCTTGGACACAGTTAGATGCTGAAGGAAATGTAGAGGCATTTAAACAGGCTATTAAGGCGGCGGGAATAGATGCAGTAAAAAACTATACTGATACGGACTATAGAATACTTATGAAGAAGATGGCTGATCCAAGTATGGAGGAATCTAACTATAGTAAATTTTGGAATGTGCTGCCTGATAATATCCGAAATGTTATTGCTGATGCTCGAGAAGCGAGGGTAGAAAGAGATAAGCACCAAGAGGCCATGAATACTACTTGGGAAGATGTAAGTCAGTTGGCTAAAGGAATGGGTAGTGGTAAGTTTAAAGACGGAAGCTTTGATTTATATTTAAATGACCGAGGGTTAGATAAGAATGGAAATGTTATTTATAAAAACCAAGATTTGATTAAAAACGGTAAATCTAAAGAAGATGCTGTATTAAGAGAGATAGGTATTTTAAATAACATGGCTTATACAGGTAACAATGATGCTGGAGAAAGGGCAACTATTAGAGCTAGACAGATTCATCTACTTAAAACTTTAGGACTGCATGGTGATAAGTTAGAAGAGGCCAAGAAGCAGTTGATACTTAGATATGAGAATGATGCTGGAGGACTTTTAGGAAGTAATGGATTAGTGTGGGGACTTAGAGAGATGGCAGCTACATTAACAGGAAATAAAAATTTAAGTGCTGGTAATGTTAAGTCTCCTATTGATGCTTTATTTAGACATCCTCGGGATTGGGTAACTACTAATGTTGATTTAGATGACTTAGCTAATGATGATATAGGAAATAGTACTACCAGAAGTATGAACGATTTCTATACAAGAGCTAAAGCCAACTATAAAAAGGCGGATGAAGGAGCAGCTAAGTATGTACAGACTACTATCAGAAAGAGTATTAGTATAGACCCTTCATTAAAGGAAAATCAAGCTTTAGAATCATATTTCAAATCATATGTGCCTGATGGGGCAGTATTTAATAAAGATAGTAATGTTAAATTAACTATGACCCCAGATAAACAGTCGGTAGAGGTAGTAATTCCTACAAAAGTAGGTAAGGATAACTCTACTCATACTGCAGTTATTAATATTAATTCATTGCCTCCTCAGGTATCTAATTTAATGTTAAATGGTAATGGTGGATTGTATGACGCAAACAGTACCGCACCATTGAAGTTCCATTCTAATTTCAGTCTTCCTAAAAATAACTCAGAAGTATTGGAGCGTGTTAAGAAGAGCGGAGACAGTGAAGAACTGCTTATGACTCTTGATGCTTTAGATAGAGGAGGAATACCTACTTATGATAATATGATGAGTAAATTGAAAATAGCTTATGGAGAGGCAATAGTAAATAAGCATAAGACAGAGATAGATAGAATACTTAATAACACAGTAAATATCAGTAATGATAATGTTGGAGGTCAGTGGGTAACAAAAATAACACAGCAAGGATCTCCAGATGTAATTATACCTACAAGAATGAGTAAGTATGACTATAATGATATGCGAAGATCTACACCAGATGTAGCATCAGAATATATTGAGTCTCAGATAAAAAATGTATTATTAGGTGGATACTAACAAATTTATTAACAAAAAGGTTTAAATTTTTTCAAGTTTAAACCTTTTTTTATATATTTACGGCTTAAAATTCTAAAACATGGCAAAACAATATATTGATCCTCAACCGAGACCACCTGAGTATAAAGATTCATTACAGAAAACACATGTTCCTTCTGTAGGCAGTCAGTATATTCCAATAGGAGGAAGCGACCCTCAATTTAGTCTACCTGTTGGAGATGGTAACTGGTTGAAAGGAAGAGATGTGTCTAAATATGATTTACAGCCAATACTTGGTAGTATTAGATATGATCATTTAAATGGTTCAAGCCGCAACTGGATTCCAAAGGCAAGAGAAATGATGACCAAAAGTGTTGCGGGCAAGATAGATATGTTTGACACTGTATCTAAATATGATACCCACACAAGAATAGGTGCAGATACTTGGGTACCTAAATACTCATCATATCAAGTAGGAGTAAATAACGAGGAACGATTGTCTAAATTACAGTCTTCTACAGAGAAGTTTTTTAATCCTATCATAAGAACTCCTATAAAGGTTTTAGGAGGAGGAGCATTAGCCCAAGTATCTGCACCTTATGGAATTATAGAGGGGGCAATTACAGGAAGATTAGAGTCTGTATATGATAATGACTTTGCTAATTGGATAGATTCTGTGGACGCAAGGGTAGACCATAGATATAGAAATTATTATTCTGAAGCTGAGAAAAATTTAGGATTTAATACTTATACTTGGGATAAGACATTAGGAGGTGCAGAGTTCACAGGTAGGATGCTTGTTTCTGAGGCTATTTTAGCTTCATTAACAGGAGGTACAAGTGTAGCAGCATCATTGGCGAGATCAGGTCTTAAAGGAGCATCTGCATTAGCCAGAGGGGCAAGTAAAGTATCTAAAGTGGCTACTGGAGTAGGTAAGCTTGCTGATAAAGTTGGAGACATAGCAAAAACAGCTAATATTTTAAATAAGGCGGATGATGTAGTAAGTGTAGGTAAGAATGCTGCTCAGACTTTAAAGATTGCTACAGAACCTATTAGAAATATTGCTTCTAAAGGAGGAGCTATCACTTCTACTGCGGAATTTACACAGGCAGTAGATAAAGCGGGGAGAATGGGTAAATTTGGTAAGGCACTTACTGATATGAGATTTGCCATGACTTCTTCTGCATATGAGGCGGGATTTGAAGCACGACATTATAAAAATGAGGCAGAAAGAGAGTTTTGGGAATATCATAGAATAAATGGTACGGAGCCATCTCAAGAAGAACTACATAACTTTTATGATAAGTTAGATACCACTTCATGGACTGTATATGGTACTAACATGGCATTACTTGGAGCATCGAATGTGGCCATGTTTGGTAAAATGTTTAATATAGGGAATCCATTTCCTAAATTAAAAATTGGATCGTATATAGATAAGAATCTATTTAAATTGGGGACCCAAAAAGGAGCTAATGGTGTATGGGAGGCAATGAAACCAGGTGCCATAAGAAAAGCTTTGGGGTATGGAACTCAGATAGGTAGGGGTTTTGCTATAGAGGGTGTATTTGAGGAAGGAATGCAGGGAGTAGCATCTGGAATGGCATCTAACTATATTAAGGCTACTTATGATCCAGAGTATGCAAAAACCACCGCTGATTGGGCAAGTGCCTTTACTAAGGCATTTCATGACCAATACAGTTCTAAAGAGGGATTAGAAGAAGTAATTATTGGAGGTATCACAGGAGGTCTATTTGGAATAGGCGGAGCGGTAAATCTTGCTAAACAATATAAAAACCAAGAAACTGTTGCTAAGGTTCAGAATGCAATAGAAGGATATGCTAAAGATTTATCCTCTAATCTATATACAAATACGCATCTGTCTGCTATGATGGCTCATAATAACAGACTACAATATTTAGCAGAGGCTTCTAACAAGGGAGTGGGGTCTAAGATGTTAAGTCAGTCTATGGATGCAATGCAGACTTTTGTATCTATGTTAGAGGCGTCACATAAGGTAGGTAAAGGAGATTTCTTTATGGAAACTTTGAAATCTTCTATTACGGGAATGGATGCTCAAAGTATAGCAGATAATTATGGAATAGATATAAATAGTGTAGAAGACTTCAAGGCGGATAAGATTAAAGGAATGGAAAAGATTGCTGAATCTTATCATAAAGCAAGAGAGACTGCTGAATATTTATTCGGGCAAGGAAATATATCTGGAGTGTCAAAAGTAGCAGAAGAGATGGGTATTCCTGTAACACCAGGATTGCAGGGGCAAATGATAGATACTTTTGCTTACATATCAACTATGGCAGATATGTCTCAGCAATATGCCAAAGATTCTTATAATGCTGTTCAGAATAAGTTGGCTGATATGAATGTTCCTGAGGAGCTTAGAGATCAGTATAAAGGATTGGCGGGTATTCAAGCCATGTCTGAAAAGACAAAAGAAGAGTTTGAGAAGCTGTCTGATGAGATAGAGGGAATCAAGCAGGAAAAGGAAAAAATACTAAATGAATTAGAAGACTTACAGGAGGGGGAAAATACTCCTGAAAAGACAAAAAGGTTAGCAGAAATAGCTAAAGAGCTTCAAGGAAAAGAAGCAAAATTAGAAGCATTAAGACAGAAGAAAGATTTATTATGGAAATCATCTACAAGTAACTTTTTCAATGAGGAGGAAGGAAGCACTGGTAGAAATTTTGAAAACTATGCTGAGTTTAATGAAGCAGTAGATGGATTAGTAGATGATATACTTGCCAACGATAACATATCTGAGGAGGACAGAAGGGAGTTATTAGAGTTAATGACTGCATTCAATGAGGGGAACAACCTATATAAATCTTTTGCTAATTTATCTAAAAATATTACTGATCCTAAGTTTTCATATAAAACATTTACAGGGTTATTTTCTAAGGCAAGGGCTAATAAATTAGATGTTAATGAGACCACTAAGAAAGCTTATAGAGAGTTATTGAATGATTATGCCAGAGCTTTTGAAACAGTAGGAATTATCAGTGATGACTATGTAAAAGAAAATACAGAGGTCATTTCTAATGAGGATGTAGAGAATATGGAAAAAGATGATTTCCAACCTACATCTGAACAATTAGAAAGGCTGGCGGAGAAAGTCAAAAATAATAAGACATTAGGGCGTAACGAGCAGTTATTCTATAATAAATTTAAAAACGAGGTAGATGAAATAGTCAATAAAAAAGAAACTGCTGAAGAAGACCCTATAAATGATGAAGAAGGAGCTGAAGAAGTGACAGATTACACTCCCGAGATAACTAAGATGCAACAAGAGTTGGATGATTTAGAGGCGGGAGAGTTTTCACCATATGTGGAAGAAATAATAAATAATATGCCTGATGATAGCACTAATGAAGAGATAGATAATGTGGTTGAAAGGAGAAAAAAATATCTTAGGGATAAATTAGAAAGATATGAGAATGGAAATGTAGACTCTAATATTGAAAATAATATTACTAATCTTGAGAATTTAAAAGATACTTTGGCCACAACACCAAGAGAGGATGATGTAAATAGAGATTACTTACAAAATAAAGTAGATGAATTGGAGGAGAAGGTAAAAAAAGATTTAGATAAGTTAAATATTTATCCTTCTGAATCTGATTTTAAATCAAGGATAGATTGGATAAATAGGAACTTGGATAAATTAGGTATTTCTGAATATGTAGAAGATGTTACAAAAGTAGAAAAACCTACACCAGAGGAGATGTCTCAATATATGAATCTTAAAAATAAGAATATTGAAGACATGAGTGCTGAGGAGAAAGAAGAATTTGCTACTTTAAGAAATAAGGTTAGGGCATATAAGCTCATTGAGAATAGTAATTTTGGAGATATACCTTTATTAGACATGTTAGATGCAGTCGCCGATGTTAAAAAGACAGAGAGTATTAGAGGAGGGCAAGTTTATTTTATCAGCAGGAATAATTACTTCTTCAGAATACTGTATATTATTTTCTGCCTTGGTTCCTGTAAATGTACGCCCTGTTATAGTCATCCCTTTTTGTACT